TGCCCCCCTTTTTTCCCCGCTAAAAAAAAAAAAAAAAAAAAAAAAAAAAAAAAAAATACTTCCCCTTTTATTATATCACGTTTTGCTCCCGAAAGTCAAGTGTTTTTTGAAAAATTTTTTTAAAAAATTTTCACGATTTTTATTGACTTTTGCTTCAGGATATGATATAATAGAAGAGAGGGGTATAGATCAAAAAAATAAGGGGACGCCAGTCCCCCCTACCCCCCAACCTTTTATTATACCACAGGGAGCTGCGAAAAGTCAAGTATTTTTGCAAAAATTTTTTAGAAATTTTTTAGTGTAAAGCGAACATATGTTCGTGTGTAAAGTTGACAAAAAAAGATGTCTATTCGACATCTTCGTTTACATCAGTTGACACTTCGTAAGTGCAAACCTTTACAGGTTCATTTTTCTTTAGTAATCCGTGAGTTTTTTCTAATCTAGCAAGAGTTGCGATAGCAGATTTCTTTCCAGATTCTCCTCCACCACATACAGCGATTAAGTCATTGTAAGATACAAGTCCTTTTTCTTTTACTGCTTCGTATACTGCTTTTTCGTGTGCAGTTAACATTGCTCCTTTAACATTGAATAATTCTTTTGCTTTTGCCATAGTTTTTCACCTTTAGAAATCTTTTGATTTCTCCCTTTCTTTATATATTAATTATATCATAAATGAGAGTTGAAGTCAAGAGTTTTTTTAATTTTTTTAGAAATTATTTTTTTTTCTTCCTTTCTCATTTACAATATAATTATATCATATAATGGGGAAGATTGCAAGTCTTTTTTTTAATTTTCTAAAATATTTTTTTCTCTTTTCCTTTCTCATTTACTATAATAATTATATCACAATCAGGGGCAAATTGCAACCCTTTTTTTAAAATTTGATCAAAAAGTTTTTGGATCACCATCAGGTGATCTGATCTAAGTGTTGCCGCCAGGGCAATACCTTTGCCCGTGCCATGGAGCTGCAAGTTGCTACCTTTTGGTGGGCAATGGGAGCTGCTAAAATTTCACGGGCACCAAGAGGGAGCTGGCAATTTTATGAAAAAATTTTTCAAAAAGACTTGCGTTGATCCGGCAACTTATTATATAATTATAATATAAGAAAGGAGAAAAAGAAAAATTGAATATTGGGCAATAGTTAGACCCGAGCCGTGTAATGAGATCTAACTGCCAGAAGAAGGGGAGGGGAGAATCTACCCTTTTTTTGGTAGGAAAAAATGCTAGCAAAAGCGCTTGCCCTTGCCCACCCCCAAAAAGCTGGGAGCTGCGCCCCAGGTAAACCTTGGTGGGAGCTGCAAAAGCTGGAAATATTTCCCGGGAAATAAAGCTGCTAATCTATTTTTTTTTAATAATACTCCCCCATTATAATAATTTTACTACAAATTCGGGCATCTCGTCAAGTCTTTTTTGAAAAAAAATTAAAAAAGTTTTTTATCATATGTTGCCGGCTTTTGTCAAGTCTAAAAAATAAAAAAAAATAAAAAAGCGGACAGATCTCTCTGTCCCCCCTTACTATTCAGCGTCAGCTTCGTCAGCGTCAGCTACTTCGTAAGTTGTTTGAACTCTTGGTTGGTTTTTAGTTAATAAACCGTGAGTTGCTTCTAATCTAGCCAATGTGCTTGATGCACTTTTTGGGCTGATTTCTAATGCTTCAGCAACAGTTTTGTAATCTACTGTTCCGTTATCTCTAACGAATTCAAATACTTTCTTTTCGTTAGCAGTTAGTTCTTTCCCTAATACATTAAATCTTTCTTTAGCCATAATTTTCACCCTAATATCCAACCTTATAGCAGCCAATTGGATACCCTTTCTAAATAAATATTTTGTGCTTCCAACTAAACCAGAGTATGTTGCGAATACTAAGGGGAAGAAAGGGAAGTCTTTTTTATTTATTCTTTTTCTTTATTACATATATATTATAATATGAGTTGCTACCTTATTGCAAGTCTTTTTTTAATTTTTTTGCAATTTTTTAGTAGCTATCATTAGCAACCCTAATTGGTTGCGGGGAAGGGATTTGAACCCTTGACCTCTAGGTTATGAGCCTAGCGAGCTACCGAGCTGCTCCACCCCGCGATGTCTAGTCTTTTTGTTTTTATTCCTTTTCTTTTTACAATATAATTATATAACATTTAGGTGGATCTTTGCAAGTATTTTTTGTAATTTTTTGGTAGAAAAGTTAGACTTGACAGCAAATACTTTGATTTTTTGTCTTTCTTCCCTTTTCTTAATATAATTATATAACATTTAGCCCCCAAAGTGCAACTATTTTAAGCAAATTTTTGTTCAAAGTGCAAAAAGCTGCTGGTTTTAGTAACGATCTACGCAAAATAGCAAAATTTGGGGGAGAAAGTCTGCAAAAATGCTTGACAAGAGGGGGCTAGGCGTAGGCCACCAATCTCTTCACATCACCCATTCATCTCTCCAATTCCGACCAAGTCCATATGGAACCTTGGTTCGTGCCTATAAGAAAAGCTCCCCTATCAAATCACAATACTAGGACTTAACCACTCTACAAAAATCTACAAAAGCTGGGTTTTAGCCCTTTACAGACTATCCCCTTATATGTTATAATAATATATTTACTCTCCGTAATAATACTTATTAAAATCTTCCTCGCTTAATATTAATATATCAACTATTTCGTCTAAGCTACACTCGCTCTTGTCTTTGGCAGCTACATAAACATAATCATAAAACATATCCGACTTACCATAGTCCCCGTGGCTTTTTTCAAATCCTATTAGCTCCTCTATAAAATCAAATATCTTTTCATACGCACTGCCCAGCCCGTTTGCGTCTTCGTACCAATCCGTACCTAACAAATCAATATAGGGCTGCTCGACCTTGACCACGTTGACCATAAGCTCGACATATCTCTTTAACATTTCTCTTTTGTCCATACGCTCAATCCCTCCTTTTTATTTATGTTTTATAAACCTAAAATTAAATAGAAAGACATTATCTTTTTTATTTATATTTTATATTATATTTTATTGGTTCACTGTGAACCTTGGTAAGCACTCAATTTGAACCTTGGTAAGGTATCATTTTGAACCTTGGTGTATTACTCTCATTTTGCCTTTGCCACCATCTCGTTTAGAAAAAGTTTCTCTGTGGATAAGCCCAAGTTCCTCTAAATGATCTAAGGAACGTTTGACCTTGCTAAGGCTTTCTCCAAACATTATGCTAAATTGTTCATTGGTTATATAACATAGTTGCCCATTGCGCTCGAACTCTTCCACCTGAGCGAGTATTAGGAGTTCTACTGATGTTAAGCCCTGACCGAAACTGTCCTTGTCGACTTGTAGGAAGTTGGTCTTTCTCATTTGGATAATCACCTCCGCTTTGCCTTCTTTACCGACTGTCATATACATTATAATCTATGGATCGGGGAGCTGTAAACTCTAGCTGATTTAGATTTTTGCATAGACATCTTTAATGATCCAACCCTTGAAGTTCTTAAAATAATCATTAGCAAATTTTTCTGCCTCGCTTGGACAGTTGAAATAAATTGCTTCGTCATAGTCGTAAGTCCACTCACAAACAACATTCTTAGATGGTTTGTCGCTTGCCTTAAGGTAAAGGGTTCTGCCTTTCTTGTCTTCCATTGCAATCGCTACGAAATCATAACACATATTACTCACTCTCCATTTCTTATAAATAAATTATAAACGATGGAGCTGGGTGATGACAAGTCTTTTTGATTATTTTTTTAAATTAAGCACGATTTCTAGGAAATTAGCTTAAAAAATTTTTATGATAAATTATATTAGAATTATATTTTTAACAGCATATGCTAGTTAATTTGCTTAAATTTGACCTGATCTTGCCCTTTTTGATTTTTTATTTTCAAATTGCCCAATCGTAAGGACACAAAAAAAGAATAGTATTATTGCAACTATTCTTAAATATAACATTGGGTTAGCAATTCGGTTTTAAGTGCCGTTAGGCTCACACAGAACTAATTCTCTGGTCTTGATTGCTAACAATTCTATAATAAGAAAAGTATTTTGCAAGTCCTCCTTATACAGATCTTACCCCAACCAATATTCACACAATGGGGACTAACCGCCCTTGGTACCCGCCGGCACCTCCACGTTTAGCCAGAACCGAAGTTCCAGAACCCATACGACATCCTTCGTCGCACCTTTCACCCGCAATAGACATTTTCATACTCTCGTATGCAGTAATTGCTCTTTTTTCTATCGCACTAGAACAAAAGTTAATTTGTTAATCATAGCGTAAGTTTGGGCTACTTGGACCACCTTCTACTCTTATACGCTCGTTGCCGAGCCTCAATTACGCTCTCAAGGACTTTCTTGACATTTAGGCATTGTCCTCACAGGTGTCACCCCGTAGAATACCTAGGTACGCCCAACAGTGTGGTCTCCCGATTTGTCCCGAGTAGTTCGGTGTTGTTTTTGATACTGATAAGTCTGCACCTACTTCTCCCTTGGCGATGCTCGCCTCCGACTACGCTGTGTTGCCACAGTTCGTAAGGACTTCACCTGTCGCATCTCTGCTAACGGAACTCTGTCCCTTGAGAAGTATTCCAGCCTAGGGTGTCTCCCCTAGTTTTTCATCTGGTTCAAAATACTATTAGGTTTTTATAATAACCTGCTAAGTTCTTAGTAGAATATAACAGGATTATATACAATTTAAACGGAGTTTTAAACCCTAACGAATGGAAAACCCCATAAACATCCGTCCCAGCCCCAGTGGGAGTGTCCTAATCTCGTTCTGTCAGTAGGCAACGGTACAGTCTACGATCTGCCAAACGGGAACCTCATACACCAATGATATATTGGATAGGATCTTATTCCTGCCACCTCCGCAACCATCGCCTACTTATCTAATGATGTGTAGAAAACTTGCGTTCGGTCGAGGCTATAGCTTTCCTGCTAGTTTTTAACGTGCCATTTTCCCAGCCCTAAGGCTTTCGTGTGAGAGCTGCCCGTCCAGCGAGCTACACTTTCACAAATCAGCAGATGGGGAGTACCATCGGACACGAGCTACTGTTTTTTTACTTCCTTTATGCGTTGCCCTCATTAGCAACTACAAAGCGTAGAAGATTGCTTTATATTTATAAACTCCTCAGTGCCAATCTCAAAGGAAAGTGAATAAATAAAAGATTGGCAGTGAGCAATTTATAAATATACATTTACAAATTACCCTGAAAGGAACGGTGGCAATTCGCTTTACCTTGCGATACGCAACTGTCTTATCTTGACAGAGTTAAGGATGCCTCGTCACCAAACATATGCTTTTACATAAGTGCCAGCGGTTTGGTTTGCCACAATGACTATTTTTTTAACTTTTATAAATATATTATACACTCTTTACCTTGATAAAGTCAAGTCAAAAGTGAAAATATTTTGTGGATAAGTTTTTATAACCCATATTTATCAAACCTATCACAAAACTATGGGGCATTCTTTTCTAGTAAGGAGGCATAACATCAATAAGATAATATACACTGAACTATGGGCTCGCTTTCCCTATGTTAATTATCAATACTATATTCAATATTGAGGAGATTTGTTCGCCTTTACCTAACTTTCTTGCCAAGCATTTCGCCATTACAAATCGCTTACGCTAGTTTGCAAGTTGAAAATCGGTTGCCTCGTCCCCTAACTCGGTTAGGACAATCTCATAAACTATTTTTTCTTTTCATTTCTTTATATAAAAATTATAAATCACTTTGCTAACAAAAGTCAACTCATTTTTCATAATTTTTAATACGAATTCTGACGTCCCAGTGTAGGCAGGTTGAAAAGCAACCGATGGCTACACATTTCCAACAGGAATAAATCCTGCCACCCAGCAACTAAAGGCTTCGCCATACTCCCAACCCCCCGAAAGAGTTTAATACGGCTATGCTGGATCCACCCCGCATCCTCCCGATGCGTCGTCTTTATATATATTGGAAGTGATGCCTATGAAGGCAATTCCAAGAACCGTAAGGCTCTTGTATGAAAGAACAAATATTGCTAGATGACCTGTTCTCTCATATAAAAGTCTTACTTAGGAGGTAAAAATCTTTTATTGGTTCGTTATTGCGTATCGGTGCTAAGCACTCGCGTTAGGTCGCCTACCTTCTTACCAGCTTGCGGGTTTCTGGCTCCACCTACAAGTTCATTTTAGATTTACGGTAGCTACTTTTTTGCGACAGGTTCAGGAACACTCTGGAATTCTTATTCCTACTGCAAGCAGTTGTTCCAAGATTTGTCGGGTGGGTAGTCAGTTCACATTTTGAACTTGGATTGTTGTGAGAAAGGCAATATAGATGCGGCTCCGTCTTACACTGTATTACTTCTTAATCTATTTCTCTTTTCTTAACTTTATAATATAATTTTAAATCATATTGCTAGATAAAATCAAGTTTTTTTTATAATTTTTTGATAAAAATTACGAGATTGTGTGAGATTTGAACTTGAATGAACCAATAACTTGACCTTTTGGATTAAGTAATTGTCCCTCAGTTGCAGATCCCTTAGTGCTAAATGCGTTTTTTGCTAGGAAGTCCTTGAAGTTTTCCTTCATTTCCTTTAACAAGCACTCGCCTGTTGCACTGAAATATTTAGTTCCGTAAGGACTAACCTCTCTTGATAAGAATTCTACTTCGTAAGAATATTTTTTAATCATATATACCACTTTCCTTTCCCTTTTGAAATGATTTTATTTCTCATTTCTTATATATTTATTATAAATTATTGTGCTAGGACTTTTCAAGTCTTTTTTCACAATTTTTTTATTTTTTAGGTTAGACGAGTTTATGCTACCCGCCAAGCTGTTCTTTATTTACCCTCGCAGCCCCTAACGAGTCGAAGATGCTAGTGCGATCCTCTGTATTCTAGCCTCAACGCTTGTATTCTTCGCTTGACGATTACCACCTGCATGTTCTGTTGGTGCTTAGGCTCATAATAGAACGCTCAGACCTCATCTATGAGTGATAATCAAATGTGTGTTAGTCAAGGGGCGGCGTTATCCCCTTCGTCTTCACCGCTTCTTTGGCACAAGGGCCTGCTGGGCACCGGATACCTAACACATTATCTACCAATACGGTTTTATTCGGCTCATAAACTAGCCCTACCATACTGCGGTGAGCCGCTCAATGGTTTGTTGGGCAGTGGATTCGAACCACTTTCTTGTATTGGTCAAAAGTACGCAGGGAAGAACCTATCTTATATCTTCCACTTCAAGCAAGCCTCAACATATCTAGTGAGCCCCAGATGCCATACAGGTCTTATACTTGTCTCCACGCAATGTACTCTATCTTACTCCGGCTAGGGTATCTGCTTCCGAAACTACGAAACTTAATATGAGAGCCCTGAGTTCCACAAGGGCTTAATCCCTGTCGGCTCATTTCATAATTTCTCAACTTTTGTAATTAAATTATAAACTATTTTGCCACAATCGTTCAAGTATTTTTGATAATTTTATCTGTAAAACTTTAGATCGTGCCATTTTAGCCCCTTTTTAAGCCCATAGACGAGAGTTCTACTGAGATTAGAGGAATTATACCCAAAAATCCTTTCGCTCGTCTATGACGAATTAAACAGGGTTTAAGAGAACGCCAATTTTGTCCACAGTCTCTGGCACAGCCACCGATTGGCTACGGCTCGCTGGAGGGTTCGGGCCCCCGCTTCTAGTTATATTTCAACTAGAACAATTCTCTTGATAAACCTAATAGGCTCATCCTTATAATAATGTTCAGCCGCCTTTCGCTACTCTACTATTTCTCTACTCGGTCATTCAGTACCAATGAACTCGCCCTACAGCTGGTACATTGTGGCGGACACCCCTTAAACGGTCGGGGTGCTACCCGTCGCAAATGAAGTAAGACCGACTAAACATTATCATAAGGAGAAGTCTATTAGATAGACTTTTGATCTCCTGAGCAGAACTATCCACGCCCCTATGCCTCTAGCCCACGAACTTTCTTACAGCTCCAAGAGGGTTGCCAAGTGAGGGACACTGTATCATTGGAATGATATAGTGATACCTCGTTGTCCGAAGACAACAGGACCAATCCCCAGTGTTCTACTCTTCAGGTGAGTAATTGATTACTCTTTCATATATTTGGTAATGCTCAAATGAGCCATTTGGGAAAGTTAATGTCATACCCATTCCATTATCGTCCCACTCTACATCTACAGCAGGATCATCCATCTCTTCCATTTCTTGGTTAGCTTCCCTTATGATAGCTTCTAGTTCTGCTTTGGCACGAGCCTTAGAGCTATGAGCTGCATAATTGCTACATATGAAATATGGAGATTGGAATTCTTCCTCGCACATTCCTATTACGAAATATACTTTTCTTTTCGTATGCATAACTTTCACCTTCCTTTGTTTCTTTTCTTTTTTATTTATATATTTATTATAATATATGTTGCTAACTCTTTACAAGTCTTTTTGATAATTTTATGTTGATAATTATTCCTCGTCTTCGTCATCTTCTGGTTCTACTTTGTCATACTTAACCTTATCTACACCATTAACAGTGATGCGAATATGAACTTCATCTGCTGTTAGCAAATCCCATATAAATAAACCAACAAGAGCTAAGACTGCTGATAGTATATATTCTAACATTCCTCTCACTCCTTTATTTTCTCACTGGTGCCGATACCAAGAATCGGACTTGGACCTAAGCCTTACCATGGCTTTGTTCTACCACTATACTATATCGGCAAATAAAAAGTTGCGATTTAAAAGATACATTTTCTTTTAGGACAGACGCATAGGTTAATGTATCAAACTACTTGTCTTAGTCCGCTACGCAACTGGAGTATATTTTTTGAGATATACCAGCTCCCGTGTTTCGGCTGACTAACCTTCTACAGCAACACGGTGGCACTTTCAATCGACCACCATCGTCTATAACCCGGGTGGTGTAGGTGCTTTCTCTTCCCCCGCTGAACATCTAAGCTTATCCATTGGGTCTCCCCCGTTTCGTCATCAGGTGGGGGTCCTGTTCTGGACCTGAGAGAATATAAGATACTCTCTTGGGATTACCTAAGGTAAGTGCGCACCTACAGTGAGCTGCTTCCTCAAAAGCTACCGCAGTAGTTAAAACTTACATTGATTGTTCATATCTCAGGACTATTGCAAAGTCGTCCTCTTTACTGTATCCCTTAGGTAATTTCAACAAAGTATCTTAATAATATTGCAACAGATGGTGTCCGGTGTTCATTCTCCCGTGTTTGTTCATTGGGGACTGGGTCCTGTCTTGGGTGGTTCTCCCGCCACGGTGTCCTTCAGTGCCATAATCGCATCAGGGCTTATTGACTGATCAAGTCGCTCTCGCATACACCATCTGTCTAAAACCGAATTTTCCTTTTCAGTTTATATAAATATTATAAATCTTTTTTCTGTGTCAAGTCAACTATTTTTTCTTAATTTCCGTTAGTGTGTTTCTTCTCAGGAACCCAACCCATTAGTTTCTTTTCAATGTCTAATAATTCAACACCGATCTTGTCTAGTTCCTTATCATCTGCCTTCACTATTTGGATTAAGATTTGATTTAGTCTTTTAATTAAGTCTTTTTTCACATTAGCCACTCCCTTTCTTAATTATTTACAATATAATTATAATATCACTTGCCCGTGAAGGTCAAGTCTTTTTTATAATTTTATGCAGTTTCTTGGGTGCTTGCAATACACTCCATAATATAGATAGCAAGTTGTTTAACATTAGGTGCTACTTGTGAATATACATCTATTTTTGTTAGTTTATTCACATCTTCTTCAAATGCATCTCCTACACTAATTTCGTATTCTCTTTTAGACCAGAAGCAATATTTTAGTTCTCTGTCTAACTTCTCTACGAACTCATTAAAGTCCTCTGGATTAGATGCAAGTATTTCGGTAATGCCTCTATTAAATTTGACATTTGTAAATATGTTGTAATTATAAACTTCTTTCTTATTCCAATCATAATTTAACACATACCATTCCATTCTAATCACTCCTTTTTTATTTACAATATAATTATAAAATCAGTTGCTGGTTTTCGTCAAGTCTTTTAAACAAAAAACACCCAAAAAACTTTAGGTGTTATCTCTATCTTGCTCTTCAAATTTTTTTGCAACTGCCATTACAGTTCCCATATTTATTCCAGCATCTACATCTGTTTGCACCAGATGATTGATCAGTTCTCCCATATCCCTATCGTCATCAAGTATTACGAATGAAGTAATCTCAGGATGCCCCCTAAGGAAAGCTGCGATTTCTTCTCCTCGTTCAGTTCCAAGGTAAGGTGTCTTACCTATAAACTTTATATCTCTTGATAGACCTGAGTTATATAGTGCATTTACTGCCAATGCATAATCGTGTCTCCAAGTAGAGGAAAGAACAATCTTACAATCGTTATCTCTACAAATCTTTTCTAACCACAATACTGCCTGTGTATTAGAAACCCTACCATCACTTGGAGAGCATAGATCAAAATAAAACTCTCCTCTTTTGATCTGGCCTCTGCTATTCCCAATAGGTTCTCTGGAAATCATTAGTGTATTAACTACACCATCTATATCTAAAAATATTACTCGCATAGTGGCACCTTTTCTTTTACAGAACAACTACAAGCCATATAGAAGCTTGGTAGTGTTCGTGCATAAGTCCACGGATCCATTAGCATTGCTGCATCATCCATAATCTCGTCCCACTTACGCATTGATAGTATTATGTAGCCATCATCGAATACTGGTATTGCTTTATATTGGTGAGTATCACCACATATAACATATTTATTATCAACCAATGTTTTAATTAGAACATCATAGTGCTTTTGGTCCCAGTCTGCTTCAACATAATCTCCCTTTTCAAGAGTTTCCAAACTTATCCATTTAATTAGTTTAGGCATAACTTTCATACTATCACATTCCTTTCCATTGGATTATATACAAATGGTGGAGCTGAGGGGGTTCGAACCCCTGTCCAAAAATCTTCTACTACACACAAATCTCATTCTTACCTTATATGCTTTGGCTATTCCGTTCGATCCTTTCTCCTTACCCGATAGCACTCTCAGGAGAAGGTCCTGTTGTTCCGTTGGTTCTTCTTAACTTCCCTAACAGAAGCAGTCATTAAGAAGTCTTCCCTTGCAAGTTAATAAGACAATGCTTTCTCTGGAAGCCTACTGATACTAACATTGAATGTTGTTTAGCTGATGACTAGGCAAAAGCTACGCAATTAGATGCGAATAAAGATTTAACTTTACTAACAACTTTGTTGAAAATGTTTCCATTTAATTGTTTGTTTGGATTTGACGCATTCCTACGGCATATATTGTGAGGTTCGTTAATTCCTGTCGAAACCAAGACAGCCCCATAACTTTTCTTTTTTTACATTTTCTAAAATAATTATAAATGCGAAAGGGAGTAAAAGTCAAGTGTTTTTACTCCCCGTTGCATCTAAAAATTATATATAACTAAAATCCCTACTGTTGCTTCTAGGCATTTCGGTCAGAGTTTATCCCAGTCCTCACACTCTGTATCCCGGGCAGCTGACTTGGATACTGGGTTAGATTTTAGTTGTTTAGTTTAACTATGGCTGCTGGGGTTGGATTCGAACCAACGCGTCGCAGAGTCAAAGTCTGCTGTCTTACCGCTTGACTACCCAGCAATATATCGGGCTAATGTAGCCCCTGTTTCATTTCTTCTATAAGAAAATGTTTAACTTCTTCCACCTTGTCATCTTTAATTAGATAATACATCAATATGTTAATGACATCCTCTTCTGGAGAAACTCTGCCCTCTAGTTTGAAATGTCTAAAACCCATAGGTATATAACAAGAATTGATCTCTTCTGGGGTAATAAAATTCTTACCCTGTTTTGCTTCTTCTAATGTTTTGCCTGCATGTGGGCAATAGAATAATTTATCTGGTGAAAAATTGAGTTGACATTCAGATATGTTCTTATAATGCTCCATCCTTCTTGGACAGTTGCTTTGACATACCGGATTGCATAACAATTCAACTTTTGATACATCTAATGTTTGTAGATAATCAAAATCTTTATTATGGTCGTAATCTAGAACCACCAAATAATAATCTTTATCTAATTCTTTGTTTTGCTCTTCTTTGTTGTTTAATCTTTTGGTAGTGGAAGATATATATCTATATCTATCGGCATATTTGTTTCTTATATAGGTTTCTAATAATTCACTATTGCAAATAATTTCGTTATTCCCATTGGCAAACTCTTCCAAAAGAAGATTGCAATATGTATCATACAAATGTTTTTCTTCTAGCAAACAGTTTGTAAAAGTAAAACGAATTGGTATTTTATAGTAGTTCATATTATTTCTATACTTACGCAAACTCTCCCTATCTAACATTAGTGAAGAAAATAAAAATCTACCACCATTCCATATGCAACCGGGAGCTCCATATACAGAACCAATTTCTACATTGTCTTTAAATAGCTCTCGTTTTCTATGGTATAGTTCAAGTAAGGGAGCATAAATTATAATTTGCTCAAACATACCGGGTAAATGAAAGTATATCTTTTCGTTATATGCTTCCATATTAACCTCCTTACAAAAAGTGGACGGCAACCTGAAACATAAATGTTATGACTTAGGTCAGGAAGAGTTTCTCCGTGAAGGTACTGTCCGTTACCAGAGCAGCGCTTTCGCATTAAACCTCAGCCGTAGTCTCTCGAGCTACGGGTCCTGATTACCACTTAGTTCCTACTTTAATCTGTTCAGGTCATATGCTCCGGGTTTTTTCAACAGTAGCGAACTGAGCAAAGCTCACCGGAATGACACGCCGTCAAAACTTATAATAATCAAAAATGGTCGGGGCGACACGATTTGAACATGCGACCCCTTGGTCCCAAACCAAGTGTTCTACCAAACTGAACTACGCCCCGAAAAAGCTAGCACATTCATAATTTAGCCTGTGCCACGGCATCACTGGTAGTTTAGCCCCAGCTGTGTCTATATAACACCACGATGGGTTTATATCAAAATGGCGGTGCCTACGGGACTTGAACCCGTGATCTCCTGCGTGCTTTACCCCTACAATTTTCATTGCCATAATAAATATGTTTGGGGTCTGGACTTTATCTTTACCACATCCTATGAATGGAAGGTATTTCGTGTAAAGTCTCTACACATACACTATCAAAATCAAAGTCATTAAAGCAATTATATTTATGCTTATTGCCTGCAATACCATTACCAGAACGAATAGATATAACCCTGCGTTCTTCAAACACTTTAATTGGTAACAAACAGCATTCTTTTGTAATGATACTATAACAGAAGATTAAATCCACTTCTTCCTTAGTATAAGGAACAGTATTTTTTCTTCCTGCAGAATGATTTATGGGAAATGTAATAGCATCATTTTCATAGGTTGATGAACTTTTACATTCCACTCTTAAAGGAACATTATTGTATATGATAATATAATCATATAAATAATCCCCAAGTGGCTTGAAACAAGGGATACCCTTTGACGACATTAAGTATTCAAAGAATGTTTGCCCTATCTGTCCCTTTTGATTTGATGTTAGTGCTTGCTCGGTATTATCATATTCCATAGAATACCTCCTATGGCTTTTAGACTTCACCGATTTAGCGAAATCCACCTATAAAGTTTCCCTTATAGGGTGCCACTATTGACAGGCAGGCGTGATAACCACTACACCAAGGCACCAACTGGTGACCAGTATGGGATTTGAACCCATGAATGCTGCCGTGAAAGGGCAGTGTGTTAAACCACTTCACCAACTGGCCATATACTGTCCCACCGTCCGGACGATAGGACATTGCTTAGACTTATAAGTCCCTCACGAATGATAATGACAGCGTCAAAATCACTCCCTCCCACAGGAGGCCTTTGCTTCACTATGCTAAGCACCCTCACGAGATACCATGTGGCAGCCCAATTACTTGGGCATGGGATTAAATCCCGGTCCTTCTATTTTGCGTTTAACCATTTTATTGGTCGCCGAAGATAGGCTGGGGCCACAACCTCCCGTCATATATATAAACTAATTTATATCACAATGGAGCGGGTAGCGGGAATCGAACCCGCGTGGTCAGCTTGGAAGGCTGAAGTTCTACCATTAAACTACACCCGCATAGGGGCCGTATACCAGACTTTCACTGGAAGGTTTCGTATATACAACCTGTTGCATATACATCCTAACGACATATGGTGGAGATAGTCGGACTTGAACCGACGACATCTACCTTGCAAGGGTAGCGCTCTCCCAACTGAGCTATATCCCCAAATGGTGCCGACAGTAGGAATTGAACCCACAACCTATTGATTACAAGTCAATTGCTCTACCTATTGAGCTATGTCGGCATTTGGCTCTCGGGCGAATAGACCTAACTAGTATGATACATAGAGCGAGTAAGTTCTCCCAATTCTCTCTAATATTATCTATCCCCTAAAATCCCGAGCGTAGACCGCTACAAGTCCGGTCAGTCTCGCCACTAATTTATATCCCGAGTCTGGACTTTCGTCGGTAAGGAAACTAAGGCGTCAACACCGAGGCATCAACCCCTATGCAAAGGAATTATCTTTTTTCCTTTTCCCTGATTGTTTGTATAAAGCATTGCCTTTCTCACAGTCCCCACGGGATATAAAGGCAGTAATATATGATTAAGTATTATACTTATTTTTAACTATATTTAATATAGTGGTATGACTTACACCATACTTTTTTGATAAGGCTTTGGAACCAAAGTCTTTATCATTATATCTATATAGTTGTCTAATCTCTTCTTTTTCTTCGGGGGTTAAGTCGCATTGACGATTTAATCCTTGAAGATATGCGTGGGTATTATTATGCTGAGACGAACACCATTCTAAATTAGATGCTTTATTATTTAGTTTATTACCATCTAAATGATTTACTACGCTGTGTGGCGTTTTGCCATCAACGAATATCTCAGCGACAAGTCTATGTAAAAGAACATATCTCTTATTATAATACACTTGTTTATACCCATTAGCAGTAATTTTTCCTGTTGGCACACCTTTGGGATTGAGAAAGTTTCCATAATTACTTACTTGACTTCCGTCCTCTAGTGTATGCCACATTTCCTTAATCATATATTACCACCTTCATAGAGAATAAATTCTCCCTTGAGCTTTCACGGGCAGTCCGAAGACTTCCGAGGGCGTGTCCTTATCTTTTTAGTAATTTTCTTTTTTGATAAATCTATTTTATAATACTTTTCTACATCAAATCAAGTCTTTTTTGATATTTTTTACTTGAAATTTATAACTCCTAATGAAACATAGGGTGTAATAGAATACTCATTGAGCACTCTACCTTTATATGTTTTCTTTTCACTTTGAACTAACGAACTCTCTCTTAGCCTTAACATATGCCAAGTGATTTCATTTATAGTTAGTTCTTTTAGAGCTGGGTTATCGGTTTCATCTAACATTTGAGGACCGAATGCCTTGCCGTGAAATTCATCTTGTAAAGCATCAAGTATAATCTTTTGCTTATAGTGTAATTTTACTTCAGGTAATTTGATTGTGTCAAATGTTTTCATAAAACCACTCTCCTTTTTTATTTACAATAATATTATAAAATATTCTCGTGGTTTCAATCAAGTCTTTTTGTTAAAATTCTTCATAATTTTGCAATGCTTCTTTTGCCATTTCCTTTACTTCTTCTTCAGTTGGAAATGGATCAGCATCATTTGCACCTTCAAAGTTAGGCCAATCATAAACACCTGCATTATCAAGTGCTGAAAAATTTATTCTATCTTCAAGCAGTTCTAATAGCTCTGCTTCTGTTAATATATATCTCTTTTCTATCATAACAATTCTCCTATCCAATTACATAAGGTCTAAACTCTTGACCGTCAATATGTTTTATATTAGGTTTCTTAATCTCCACAACATTGTCAGTTATTTTACAATATTCAAACCATTGCACTTCTTCTTGATGTGGATACATACCTTCTGTGATTTTTAATACAACTGCATATTTGTAATAACCTGCTTCAAACATATCACAGCTATTGCCTTCTATTCTTATCTTTGCTTCGTGATAATCTCTAAAAAAACCTATTGGTCTTTGATCGTCAATACCTTCTGCATTTAAACGAATAGTTGATATTACATATATTTCTTTCATAACACCAATTCCTTTCTTTAAATAAAATGGCGTCCCCTCTAGGATTCGAACCTAGGGCACTGGCTTTAGAAGAGCCATGCTCTATCCAACTGAGCTAAGGGGACAACTGGCGCTGAGTGTAGGATTTGAACCCACGGTACGCTCTCACGTACGCTTGATTTCAAGTCAAGTGCCATAAACCAGACTCGGCCAACTCAGCAACTATTCCACCCTAAAAGTTCGGGCAGAGTTTTTGTTTTTAGATTTATATGTATCTAATTGACTATCACAATTAGGACATATAAGTCGTAAGTTATTTTGGTGATTATTTGCTGCATTACCATCAATATGGTCTAATATAAAGTTAATACTTTTATTATTCCATACTCTTTCCATGCCACAAATAGCGCACCTGTTTTCTTGTTGAGAATAAATATAATCCCTAATACAATTACGTAATGTCGTCGCTACTCCACACCCAGTATCCCCGGTCTGAAGCCATTTGTCTATAACCTCAGCGTGTTGAGTATCTTTCCAACATTTATAACACATACCAGACTTAGTATCTTTACTTAGTTTTTTATTACATAAACTACAGTTCATACTTCACCTCAACAAAACATAATAAGTTCAGCCACTTTCTTTTGTGTGATAGTGGGAAATATCCAGAGGATTGTATGACTCCTCCCAACTTTCAAGAACTTCTTTGAACAGGCGCCGGCAGAGAGACTCGAACTCTCTACAGCATGCTTTAAAGCTTAGCGGCCTGCTAACCGACATAATAATATGGGGTGCCATATAGGAATCAAACCTATGCATACCGGAGCCACAATCCGGCGTGTTAATCACTTCACCAATGACACCATAAATGGTGGGCAGTCGTGGATTCGAACCACGGAACCTAACAGGAGCAGATTTACAGTCTGCCGCGTTTAGCCTCTTCGCTAACTACCCATAAAACTGGTGCACCATCTAAGACTCGAACTTAGGACCTCTCGCGTATCAGACGAGCTCTCTAACCAACTGAGATAATGGTGCATTAAATGGCGTCCACTAGAGGGCTCGAACCTCTGCTCCGACAAAGCCGGACTAAGAGTTTAGCAAACTCTCCTCTTCACCAACTTGAGTAAGTGGACATTTTATTATTGGTAGCGAGAGTAGGATTTGAACCTACGGTCTATCGGGTATGAACCGATTGCTTTAGCCAACTAAGCTATCTCGCCATAATGGTGCGGGACATAGGACTCGAACCTATGACCCCCTGCTTGTAAGGCAGGTGCTCTAACCAACTGAGCTAGTCCCGCATATGGTGGGAGTGGAGGGACTCGAACCCTCACGGGATTACTCCCAACGGATTTTAAGTCCGTTGCGTCTACCTATTCCGCCACACTCCCATAATGGTGCCTCTGGCAGGACTTGAACCTGCACGCCTCTCGGCATCAGTTTCTAAGACTGACGTGTCTACCAATTCCACCACAAAGGCAAATGGTGGGTTGTCAGAGGCTTGAACTCTGGACCCCAGCATTAAAAGTGCTGTGCTCTACCTACTGAGCTAACAACCCGACAAAAACTTTTTCATATGCTTTTTACTGTAATGCTTTGAAAGCTGTGTGTAAATAAAATATCTTATATAATGTTTATTATAGTGGGCTATTGCTGCCTTACGATAATATTTGAACTCTAATTGAGTATATTTAGTTGGCATCATATTTACACCCCATTTTCAAATCTTGTTTTTCTTTTTCTAAAATAATTATATATCATTTTGCTTGATTAAATCAAGTCTTTTTTTAAAATATTGGAGGGAGTAGTAGGATTTGCACCTACGATCAGGAAGTTGCAGTTCCATGCCTTTCTGCTTGGCTATACTCCCATAAACAAATGGCAGGGATGGCAGGAGTCGAACCCACATCAGCGGTTTTGGAGACCGTTATTCTACCATTGAACTACATCCCTATGGCGCCCCGAGCAGGATTCGAACCTGCGACCTTACGGTTAACAGCCGTGCGCTCTACCAGCTGAGCTATCGGGGCATAGGCCCGGGGTGGGAATTTACCCACATCGCTTGCTTAACCGGCAAGTGCTCTATCGCTTGCGTATATCTTGTACTTCAATATCTATAGCATTAAATTATTGAGCTACCCTATTAAATCTTTAATTTTATGGCACGCTTAGAGAGATTCGAACTCCCGACACTTGCGTCCGTAGCGCAATGCTCTAATCCACTGAGCTATAAGCGTATAATGGTGGCTCGAGCTGGAATTGAACCAGCGACACCAAGATTTTCAGTCTTGTGCTCTACCAACTGAGCTATCGAGCCAAAAATAAAACCGTGTAGCTTATTTAGCATACACGGCTCACCCTATATATAAACATTGGGATTTGGTATTATGAGTTATACCCTTCCAAATGTAATTGCCTATATAGAATATTTATGTATGCTGAAAATATAGAACCGAAATGTCTATTTAATGAATAACTAAACCAAGAACATAAGTTGCTAATTCGTTTCATATATTTTCACCTCTTTTTCTTTTTTACAATATAATTATATAATATATTGCCACCATAAAGCAAGTCTTTTTTATAATTTTTTGTAATTTTGCTTATATAATAGTAAGTCTTTTTATTTTATTCTACAATTTTTTTGATAAATTGTCAATTTCTACCTTATATTTTTCTAATTCCTTAACCATTCTATTGTATGGCCAACATAATCTAGCACACGTATTGGCGTCCGTAGAGTGTTGCTTTTGAACTTTAATTTTACCGTCCATAAAATCTTCCTTAGGAACTACGAAGAAGTCAATTGTGTCATCTGGCTTAATAATTGCAAATAAGAATTTATCTACCTCACGCATTTCCCCAAAATGTAATTGGTTAAATACTACAACATTCTTATGTCCTATACTAGCCACCTTTAATTCAACTTTACTTTCATCATTGATTAGAAAGTCATAGTTGGCATTGGTTTTTATCCATTGACACTTAATACCAATTTCGTTAAGATACCAATGGAAGAACTCCTCCATCATTGTTCCTTTTCCTTTTGCATTAGGAAGAGTTACATAAGGTAAAAATATACTGTCTTTATATGTTTCAACTTGAGAGCTGCTGTGTTGTTCTGCAAGTCGTTCTATTTTTTGCTTTTGTTGTTGTAGTGTTATCATAAAAATCCACCTTTCTACAAGCCCAACCATTGAGCCAATTTATTTAGGTTATCAATACAGATTAGGTCAGATTCCCAATCGTAATCCCTATTACCATATAATTTGAATAGAACATTTGAGTAAGGTAAATCTTTTACAGCCAATGCAAAAGTTTTTCTATCAGCATCCCAAGGAGCTGCGTTAATTCCTTCTTGCACTCCTGCTTTATATTCTTTCAATCTATTTTCTATATCTCTAATATATGGTTCATACTCTGGAAAGTATCCTAATAGATCATCTTGAGCATTGTTGATTACAGTTGCTAGAAAACTTTTCAAAGATAGGTCGTTGTTTCTTAATAGATGCATTGCTAAATATTCAGCACCCTTTACCTTAACTCTGTTAAAGTTTTCATCTACTAATACAAAACCTTCTTCTTCTTTGCTTAAAGTTTTTGCAACCTCAACTGCTTCTTCAATGCTGTTGATTGGATAAATTCTTGGAGTTTTGAAATACTTACTGAAATCAGTATCTATTGGACTAACTTCTTCACCAGTTAAATTATTTCTCATACCTAAGAAATACAACTCAGTTTCTTTATAAGGAACTACAATTCTATTCAATGGTGAAACAAGTTCAAAGATGTAGGTGTAATCTTTATTTAGTAAATCATAATTTAATCCTGCTTTAGCCCAAGCAACTTCAAATAAATCTTTATAAGTTCTACCATCATCAGTTGGAATAAATACATCTGCATCACTAGCATCAATCATTCCATTAGTTGAAATTTTCCAACCATCTCTGCCATACCATAATCCCATTATAGAACCATCAACTTTTTCTTCTGCTCTAATTTTACCACTTAGAGTAGCTGCATATTCCTCTGCCCAGTTGAAAAACTTATCAAAACGACGGCAGGCAATAGTCATAGTTTCTAAATCTACAATGATTCCACGACAGATTTGAACTAATGGTAAACTCATATCACTATCAATTTGATTATACTTAAATAAGGCGTAATTATCTTTTTCCTTAATTGCTAGACAATAAGGTTTTTCAGTTAATATATCTCGCCAATTTTCGTGTTCTTTTAAAAAATCTAACAAAATCATAGGTCATTTCCCCTTTCTCTATTTTTTCTTACATTATAATTATAAAATAAAGACCTGCCAAAAGACAAGTCTTTTTTTTATTTTTTTAGTCCTCTAATGCATCATAACTTTCTTTTAGATATTCCCAACATTTTTCTGGACTATCAATTACGATCTCATTATTTTCATCGCCTATTTCATAATAACTAAATTTTCCATTACATAAAATTTCGCCTGTGCAAGGATACTCGGGACAAATTAAACTGTCATAAGTTCCAACTTCTAAGCATTCACCAGCAAGCCAAAGGAATTCTGCATAACTAATCTCTCCAAAATCACTAGAATATTTTCGCATACCTATACTTGCCTTGTCAAATATTTCTTCCATTTCTTTTATCTCATTACAAAAATCTATATAGTTTTGTTTAGACATAAATTCATTCTCTGGAAATGATTTGAATATCGCACTAAATAATCTTTCAATTCTTGGTGGTAAACCAACTCTTGTATAAAATACAGGATATAATATTTCATCTACCTCTTGAACAGCAGTAATCAATTCATTATATCTTTCTTTTAATTCAGCAATTTTTTCCGCTCTTTGTAAACCTAATTCACCTTTTCTCATATAATAATTCCTCCCTTAATCTTTGTTTTAAAAAGTTTCCTACTTCAAATTCTAAGTCTGCTTCTTCATATTTGTCAAATTTTTCTGCCCACTCTTTAACTTTTTCAATACGGGCAGATGCATCGTCAAGTAATTCTTCAATAGTCTTACCTTCCATTCCTCTTTTAATCTTTCTCATATAATCTGCATCTTCATCAAAGTAGCGTAAGAATGGAGTGTTAGGTGATTTTTCTAATTGTTTTGACATTGCTAAATCATATAATCTAACAATGTGATGATACTGTTTTGGATCACATCCAAACATCTCAAACTCTTTTTCTTTACTTGGGTATTTATGTGTTAATGCTTTTTGTTTTTCATACATACCCCCTAAGATTGACATCTTATTTACAGGGATTTGACCAAAGATACATTTTAAATATACACTTCCTAAGAAGTATGGTGTATGAAATGGTTCAGTAAAAGAGAAGTTCCCTTTCTTAACTACATTATAATATGTAATTAAGTCTTTTACATCACACGCACCTGTATCAAATTCCTTTACAAAACTTGTTGTCTTTCTAAAAACAATGTCATCAATCGTTGGTAAAACAATTACCTTAGCATCAATATCTGATTTATCATCATCTACATTATAGTTTTGCGAACCATAAAGACCGATATATAAAACATTATAGCCATCTTTTTCTAATGCTTCCTTATATGACATAAGGGTTTTCATAATCTTCATCTTATCACTCCTTTCTCTCTTTCTTATATTATAATTATAAAATAAAAAACTCGCAAAAAGCAAGTTTTATTTTTTATTTTATGATATTTTTTAGTGCCACATAGTGTTCATTATCCCAGTTGCACCCGTCGTGATAAGAAAAATCTTTTAAATATTCCTGTTTATGCTCTTCCATTTCTCTTATATAATCTCCAAGAAAACGGTCATATAAACATTTATACATATAAGATGTTCTTTCCTTACGATGAACATAAGTACACTTTATAATGATTTGGTCATATACTCTTTTTGTTTCTATCAGCAGGTCTTCGCCTTCTAGATCAAATTCATACTCCTTATTTTGGTTGTGTTTTAGATGGAAAAGATTATCAAGTTCTTCTTTTACTGCATCTAAATATGATAAGGAAAATATTTCTGTATTTGGAGCTGTCCATGCGGGATATTCCTGTCTTTCTCCAAAAGACATTTGAAACCACCCAGCAAATATAGAGTAAATATTAAACACTATCTTCACCTCTCAATCTATCAGCCTTGGTTAAAATTTCCATGGCCTCCCAAAAGTCGTCAGTTAAATCATATTTGGCATTATATGCTTTCTTCATTTGTTCAACATCGTGGTTGAAGTTAAATATATGGTCATGCCATTCAATAAGTAGGAGAATGTATGTGCTTACTGGTCTTCCTGTTTTTACCATTTGGTTAATATACATATAAGCACTTACTGCTGCGTGTCCATAATAATGACTTTCTCCATCTTCATCTTCCGCTCTGCAGAATGGCTTACCCATATCGTGCCAGAATGCTGCTATTTGTATGTTTGGATTTCCATTACAGGCATTATATACTGTTAAGGTATGTTCACCCAGAGTTTCTGTATGATATTTATTGTTTTGGTCATATGTCATATATCTCATAGCCTGAACAGCCAAGTCAACATCAGGACATATGAAACCATTTTCTGTGCCTGTGTATATATAAGAAACTTCATCATATGGATATTCATGCACGGTTGGTGCTTGATAAGATTTTATAATTTGATGTAATTTTTCAACTGGTAATCTTCTTTCTGGTCTAGTTTCGTTTCTCCATAACAATTCATTTACAGAACAATAGCAAGCCACAATTTCAATACGATCAAAGTATTTCTTCATTTCTTTTGCAAGAGCAACTCTGCGTTTTCTGTTGATGTTTGTTGCATCATACCATACTGTCTTTCCTTCTTTACCAGCATCTCTTGTTCTTTTATTCATTTCTTGGAATACTTCGCCATTATGAGTTTGGTCTTCAAATCCATATAACTCTACTCTTAATTCATCACTTGACAAAACAACGTGTTCTTCTTTTGCTTGTGCTTTAATTAAACTAGTTTTTCCGCAGCCCGGTATTCCCACAAGTATATACAAAGTGTTCATACTATCACTCCTTTTCTTTATTTCTTATATTATAATTATAAAAAAAATACCTGACAAGTGTCAAGTATTTTTGTATCAAATTTCCAGCACCGAATAACCCTAATCCATTATGGAGCATTTCTGCTTATTGAACTCCACCGATTTCCCATTATCACCTACAACCCAATAAGATGATCCGCTTTCAGTGCTCACCCAACCGTAAGTGGTGTGGAAACCGTCATTACAAAATACCTTCTTAGTTGTATTCCCATTCATTGTACAGCCAAGAATTATTAGTGCCATAAAAATTAAAATGATAATTTGTATTAGTGTTTTCCTCTCTATGCTAAAATTAATTGTCTTACCCGGCTTAGCCGAGGAGGGATATTTATTATCATTACTTGTTTTTCTTTTACTCATAAATCTCATCCTCCTATGAGGATTAGAGTTATTTTCTCGGAGCTGGAATTATAATCACCACCAGAATTCCATCCAGTGTTTTGCAAAGAGGTCCATAGCGGCCTGTGCTTTTTCTATATTCTCTTGGGCGTTTTCTATCGTCCAATCATATTTTGAACGATAAACTTCAAACCCCTCTACAATTCTATCCACTATGGTAAAATCGTATTCGATAATAGCAGAAGCCTCTTTGCGAAATAACTTCAAGCGGGGAATAATAAACTCAATGAAATTATCATCAAGGTTCCAACATTCCTCGCTTATAGGATTAGTATAGAAACGCATAGGTTTTTTCATATGCCTATCATACTTGTCCCCAAATATCTTTCTAAAAATATAGAGCATTGTGCTCACCTCCCATTATGAGATGCAAGCACAGTTAGTATTATAAATCATATTGTGCCTCCTATTCTCCTGTCTTTAACAAGAACTCATTACTTATAACTTTGAATGAGGTTTTCATATCTATACTTCTAAACACAATACCTTCAATATTTTGAGATGGTTTCGCACCTTCAAAATATTCTTTATATTTGATATTGGTTAATCCCTGTAATTCTTCTGTTTCATAATTGAAACATTCGTTTTGATATACTATTGGAACAAACTTGAAACCTAATTGGCAAACAATATTTAATGCCTCATCTAATGGACATTTTTCATATGGTTGTTTTCCATTTGCTTTCCAAACATTGAAGATATATAAATCATTCTCTGTTAATCCCATCTTATTTCCTTGTATCTTAGGTCCTATTAGTTCTCCTTGAAACGCTAAACGCATCCCTGTTCTCTCATAGTATTCTAATATCTTTTCTTTCATTTGATATTTCATTGCAACTGCCCAATATTTGTTATTAGGACTTTCCATATAACAACTATTACGACCGCAAACATTTACTTCTGGTTTATCTTCATCATCATAGTTTAAAATAACTGTTGTTGAAGTCCCGTCTAGTTTTACAGAACCATAGAATGGTTTGCCTTGTAATTCTTTTACTAATCTTGGATTTGATTGGTATCTTTCTTCATCTGTCTTTGGTATTTCCCAAACTCTGCTTGAAGGTTTAGCACCTTCTTCTTCTGGAACTGGTGGTTCATATTTTCTAATATGTAAAACTTCTGTCAAATCAGTTCCAACTTCTAAATCTTTTTCTAAATCAAATGCTTCTAAAGGCAATGCTAGACCTTGTGATAATTGTCCTCTTAGTCTCACGGTTTTTACTCTGTGTCCTTGATATTCTTGTCTTGCATCTCCCAAGAAAGAGTATGTATCGATAGCTGGAACTATTGAATCAATCTCGTGAAATACGCACTTATCCCCCACCTTAAATTCGCCTTTCTTTACAACTACTGTCCAACCTAATATTACAGCACATTCAATACTGTCTGCATTTTCAATAGGTCTTAATTCAGCAATCTCTTGAATTGAGGCTAACTTTCTCATATTATCACTCCTTTTCATTTAATTATAATATAATTATAAAATAAAAAACTCGCTTTTGGCAAGTCTTTTATTCAATTTCTTCGTCTTCTACGACAACCATATTGACTTTATGTGTATATATAGTGCAACTATCTAAGTAAGTTACATCACCAGATTGTCTTGTATATAATTCATAATTACCTTTTGGTTCGTTCCATACTTCTCTAATTGTTTCACTATCTATATGTCCAAGATATACATGCTTACCGGTACTGTTCTTCATAAAAGCTGCCTCGTGTGGTTTTGCCCAATGACAATCTTCCCATTTAATATCAGGATTATGCCAATCTTCACTATGACAATCTATCATACCGTGAGTTACTATTGTATTTTTTAACTCTAAATAATGTGGTAATGATTTTAACCAAGGCAATAGTTCAGGATATTCATCATTGATTTCTTTTGCTGAACGCTCAACGAACCCTGCCCATTCTCTGTTCCAATCTTCATTTGTCATATCGTGTTGTTCTTGATCGCTATACTTTAATATAATATAAGTGTCCCAAGGTTCAGTTCTGTGTAAGAAATCAGCTACCGTATGTTTCATTCCATTTCTAACATAATTGAATGAACATAGATGTAAATTTTTATTTTCCAAGAAGTCTATAAACATTTGATGGTGATTACCTTGTAATACAATGGCTCTGTCCTTATCACATAAATCTTTCAAGAACTCATATAATGCTACAGATTCAGAACCTCTGTCAAATATATCTCCAGCAACAACTAATATATGCTGTGGATTGTTAATATCAAATTTATGTTCTTTTAATGCTTCCTGTAATGCTTTAAAATCACTATGTATGTCACTACATAAAAAGTATTGCTTTTTCATAATATTTCACCTCTTATGAAATAATTATAAAATAAAAAGGACTCAAAAGTCAAGTCCTTTATTAGTTCAAATGACCCCAGCTTTTAATTTTATTCTCTCAGAGCTCTGGAAACTGTAACTGATATAGTAGGTCGCTATCCTACACCCCTGAATACGAACCCATCACTCGTAGTGCCACAGAGATTTTATTCTAAGGACCGTCCGCTTCTACGAGCTTAGACTTGTGTCATTATATAGTATCCCGTTCTAAAAAATATTATATATAATAAAACTATATAAAGTCAAGTCTGTAGCAATTTTTGTTTTTAAAAATATTATTTATAAAATAAGGAAAAGAAAAAGGAAATTTTACAACTTAAAATAAATATTTTAAATTATATATATGAATAATAATGTTCATTTCGCTTCGCTCCATTCACATTATCTATTCTATATAATTATAAAATGTAATTTTTATTCTGTAAAGTGTTGTTAGTTTTTATTTTAAAAAATGACTTGACTTTTGGAGCTGCGATATAATATAATTTTTACAAAAGGAGTGATTATAATGAATTATAAGATATTGATGGGTTGTGTACATATATATAATTCTGGCGATGTATATTGTGATGTCATATGTCCAATGGTGTTTGATGAAAGACATATAAGAACAAGACAAGCAATAATAGAAAAAATCAAACACGAAGTTCAACATACTGTTGAAAACCATGCCGGAGATCGAGAACTTGCATTAGACCATCTATTAGAATGGAGATTAAATCAATATGGAACAACAGAAAGAGAAATTCCATTCAATGAAAGAAATGACTATAGAATGATAGAATGTGGATACAAAGAGTTCTGGGACGGAGAATTAAGTTATTCATATGGCATTGTAGAAATAAAACCAGAATACATCAAAAGTAACGAAAGTGATAGTAATGTATTTTCAGATCACAGAGAAATTACTAAGATAACCAGAAATGTTACAAACGATGGAAACGATCCATTTCATCTAAGAACCAAAGATATGATATGGGCTAATGTAATGACAACACTTCCTGAATGGGATTATGATGGTAGAGATGATTTTAATGATACTGTAAAAGCAATATCAAAAAATCTTTCTGCATTGTTTATTCACGAAAAAGAAGATTTAGGAAATGTTGCTGCTGAATTCCAAAGAACTTATTGGCAAGAGAATGAAGTAGATTATTACATCAGAGACCACGTAGATTGGAAAAGCGTAGATAATTGCTTAAGAAACCACGGTAGATTGAACATAGAATTTAATTGTGATATTGAAGCACGAAATGATAACGGTTTCTTCTTTGGATGTAAATTCCAACTATTACCAATTGTAACATACTATAATGTAGGTGATAAGGAATGTGGGGAGAATTAGACAATCAAAAACTCACTAATATAAAAGAAAGTTTCTGTTTGGGAGAAGCCTGTCTTATATTTGAATATGGTAAAGCTGCTTCTAGAACTGTTGCATTTAGAACGGCAGCTGATTTAAGAAAGGCTCATAACTTCTTCAAAACAACAGATAGAAATTATATATTAGAAGTATTAGATAAAGAGGTGTTAATAAGCACCCCAGATATAAAAATTACTTTAAATGTAGTAAATAATGTACACGCACAAAGACTTGGCGAAGTGCTAGCAAATTATAAAAAATAGACTTGGCAACAAGTCCTTTTTTATTTTATAATTTTATTATAAGAAAGGAGAATTGCTATGAGTGTAGTTATAGGTGCCAAATACAAAGACGGTGTAATTATAGCCGCAGACAAACAAGCAACGATGGGTAATACAAAAACCGACGATGCTACAAAATTACAAGCATTTAAGTATTCAAACTCAGCAATAGGTGTAGTTGGATATTTGAGAGATTGTAATTTAATGAGAACTTTAGAAGAGGTAGTGCCTTATAAGGACATTTTGGACAAAGTCCCTATTGATGAACTATATGTAATTCGTGCAATAGTTCCTGCAATCTTTAGTCATTTATCTATGAATAAAAGATTGACAAATAATCAAGAACAATATACAATGGATAGTCGTATGTTATACGCTACAAGCGATAGTCTATTTACAATAGACGGGGATTTTGGAGTTGTTGAAGCAAGAGCAAGTTATGAAGTAATTGGTTGTGGAGATGATAAAGTAAGAGGATTTATGACATCAATTGGTGATACATCTAATATGACTCGAAGTGAAGTATTACAAATATTAGATACAGCCATTAGAAAGGGTTGTGAAAAAGATGTATTCATTGATGATAGAATTGATGTTATAGTATTAGAAAAACGCAAAGGAGGTTTTTAGATGCAAACTAAGATGTATATCAATGCAGAAGCTGGTGTAATCGTATGTAAGGTATATGAAATAACAGCAAAATGGACAGACCTTGATGGTGAAAAACATTATGATTTAGACTATCTATGTTCTGCAAAAGTATCAGTAAAAAATGGTGATGTTTTTGACGAGAAAAAAGGAAAACGCATAGCATATGCAAGAGCAATGTCTAAGGCTTGTGATAAAATTATGAAAAGAGATTACAAATATATTGCAAGATTAGAAAAATATATTAAAGAAACACAAGAAAAAATTGCTCACAATGAAGAAGTAAAAGAATATTACGACAATAAATACAATGAACTTGCTGAATAATAAGGAGGTAAGACAATGGCAAAGAAAAGAAAACTAAAAAAAGGCGAATGTAAAGATATAGAAAGTATTACAATACAATTTGAAAACTGCGAAGTTATTGAATTGAGCCGAGAAGATATTGCCAATGTATTTTTTCACAACATTAGAAAGCATATATCAATATGTTTAAATGCTGTGATAGAAGATTATGAAGCCGAAGATGTGTGGTTGGTAGTACACGAAGAAGCTGCACTAAAAAAACATAAAGTATTTGGCTTTGGGGAAGAAGAAAGTCTTATTGATAGACTTGGACTTGCAGAAGGCAAGAGAGAAATAAGAGATATTACACATTTTTTTATTAAATATAACACAGGAGAAGAAGAAACAATATCTTGTGTATGGGAAGGTGATGGAGATTATGACAATCCAGCACAAAAATGTGAAATTGTAAGTGATAGAGATGAAGAAGGAGTTATCGCAAGATATCCTGAACACAAATATTTAACAATTAGTATCTCAAAAGATAATATAAAAGAAGAGGAGTAATTATGGAAAGATGGGTTATTAGTGATACACACTTTGACCATCAACGCATAATTGAATATACCAATAGACCATTTAGTTCAGTTGATGAGATGAACGCTGTTATTATTAAAAATTGGAATAGTGTTATCAATCAGGACGATATCGTGTATGTGCTTGGAGATTTTTGCTTCGGTAATAAGACACGACTAAAAGAAATCGTATCTGTACTAAATGGTCGCAAAATATTGGTACTGGGTAATCACGACAAACTCACAAAAACTGCTTATTACGAAGCAGGGTTTGAAACGGTTACAAAAAGTCCGATTATCGTTGATACTGATTTTATTCTAAGTCATCAACCAATTCAAGGAGATCTTGGTAAGTTTTATAATATTCACGGTCATAGACATAAACTACCAACAGAGGCTCAATGTAGTCCAAAACATTTTGATATTGGAGTTGATGATCACAATTTCTTTCCACATAAACTCAATACAGTAATAAAGACATTGTATAGAGGAGAAAGAAAACAGTGTCGTGTGAAAACAATTTCCCCTAAAAAAAATTGGTGGGATAAGTTTTTTAGAATACTATACAGAAGGTAGCGTATCATTATATTATTATAATGAAAGAAATTTTACAGAAAATTATATCTGTGTTATAATGAAAACATAGGAGGAAATATATATGGAAAAAGAACTAGAAACTGTTGAAACAGTTAAAGAAGTAACAACACCAGAGGGTGAAACAAAAGAAGTTACCGTTGTAGAGAAACAAGAACCAAAAGTTGAAATGACAGAAGAGGAAGCAAAAATCGCTGCTGAAAATGTTAAAAAACTAATGCAACTTATGGATAAATATAAATCACCAAAGGAAAGACAAGCAGAGAGATTAAAAAAATACCAAGAAGAGTATGATAAATTACCTGAAGATCATTATAAGAAAAAACAATTAGCTGGTAAAATCTATATATTAAATAAAAAAGTACATCCAACTGTTGTGTGGGATAGTTCAAAAGGTGTATATAGAAAAGGTATGGAAATAGAAAAAGTTGAAGTAATAGAAAAAGAAGGAACAGTAGAAGAATAATCACAGCCGGGGAGAGTTGGAAAATCTGCGACCAACGCCGACAGAAATGTTTAAGTGTAGGGCCTTCGGGTTCGATGGGATGATGAGACGGCAGTACATCCCCCGGTTTTCTTTTAAAGAGAGCGTTTATTATTTATTATTATTTATTTGCCCAAGAGGCAGGAGTGATTATTTTATGTTTTATGATTTATTTTTTGACAAAGAATTTGCTACTGTAAATAGACTAATTAAAGATAGCCATCCTTACAGTATTGTAAAAGGTGAAGGTAAAGATACCATCATTATTAACGCTTTGGGAGTTGCCCAAGAAGATATAAAAGTAGAAATTAAACCTGTAGATGACAGAGCTTACTTATATATTCAAGGAGAAACTAAAAACAGTATAACAAATACTAAATATAGTTTCAGTAATCGTTTTAGTATAAACAAAATTAAAGTAAAGGAAATTAACTACTCTTCAGAAAATGGTCTTCTATATGTAGATGTAATCTATAAAGAAGAACCAACTATTGAAATACCAATAACACAAAGATAGAGAGCTGATATCCAACGCTCTCTTTTAATTTTAGGAGGATAAAAAAGATGGGAAAAATTAAATTGTCCATTGTAGTTCCCGTATGGAACCAAGAGGACTTAATTGTTAGAGCATTAGAATCGATACCTCACAGAGATGATGTTGAAATTATTGTAGTAAATGATGGCTCAACTGATAATACATCTGCTAATATATTTGAAAACTTAGAAAAGTTTAACAAGAATATTAGAATGGTTGAATTTAAGGAAAACCAAGGCGTAGCCAATGCTTTAAACGCTGGATTGGAATTAATAGAAGGCGAATATTATATGGCACTTGGTAGTGATGATTATTTTATTACAGATAATTTAAACAAATTTATTGATGAGTGGTTAAATAATAACTATGGTATGGTTTATTTTAACTTAGAAACTAATGACGGTTCAATAATAGAAACAAATGAAAAAAATAGAAATATGAAAGTTGGTTCAATGAAAGCATATAAAATGTCTTTGGTTGATACAACTCGTTATGTGGCTGGAGCTCGTGCTCACGAAGATTGCAACTTTGACTATATTGTTCGCAATAAACCTCACCAAGCTGCATATAGTAATTTGATAGTTAAACATTATAACTATCCGCGAGAAGGGAGTTTGACGGATTTGGAAATAAATAAACAGTTAATGAAAACAAAAGAACAAGGGAAAAAAGAAGGAAATTCACTAGACTTAATTATACCTTGTCATAATCTTGAAGAATGGATTGAGCCATGCTTAAAATCAATTTGTTCCCAAGAAAATAAATTAGAAGCACAAAGAAGAGCAATTTTTATTTGTGATAAATGCACAGACAATACTCATGATATCATAGAAGAGCATATGTCTAAATCTAATTGGGATTATGTTATATTAGATACTGAATATGGTAGTCCCGGGGAAGCTCGTAATGCAGGTTTAGAAATATCAAAAAGCAGATACATTTGGTTTATTGATGGTGATGATTGGCTTACTTGCGACAACGCAATAGATACAGTATTGGAATGTATGATCAGAGATGATATGGACATTGTTGAGTTCAAAATTAAATCAGTTGCAAATCCAGATGGAGTATTTGGTGGTGGAACAGTATGGAGAGCTATGCTGTCAAGTAGAGTAATTGGAAATCTTCGTTTTAACAACAGACAAAATGGAGAAGATAACGATTTCTCTTGGAATATATGGAATAAGCCTGGGGCTAAATACGGCAAAATAGATTTTGCACCATATTTTTACAACTTTCCAAGAGTGGGAAGTCAAACATGGAAAAAGAATCATAAATAACTTAACAGACAGTACCAGATATATTTATAATATATTTGTTAAATAAATAAAAACACGAAAAGAGGTAGAAGCCCCTTCTACATACGGTGGATGTGGGTGCAGTGGGTTGGATTTCGTGTTATCGTGTTGGTCTCCAAAACCAACACACCGGTTGTTAGTCCCGCTAACCAAAAGACGCAATCGCCCGAAAGTATAGAGCCTGAGGTAAGCTGGTGGCTGTCGGAAGACAGTGCCGTATCAGTTCGAGTCTGATTGAGGATAGGTAAAAAAGTCCACTTGCTGTGCGCAACACAGCCTGTGGCACAAGTTGGTTTAGAACTCATTAGAGTTTTAATATAAATAGGAGGAAATTTAATGGAAAAACAAGATCTTGTTGTAGTATGTAAGGATTGTAATAAAGAGTTTACAATTACTGTATCTGAACAAAAGTTTTATGAAAGTAAAGAATTAGCATTACCAAAAAGATGTGCTGATTGCAGAGCTGCTCGTAAAGCTGCTAATGATACTCAAGCAAAAGTTGTTGAACAACCAAAAAGTTCATTAGATGATTTAATGCGTTCTGCTGGAATTATCTAATACATCTAAGAAACTACTAAAAAATATCAAAAATAACTTGATTTTTAGTAGTTTTTTATTTTATAATATTATTATGAAATGAAAGAGAAGTGATTTTAATGAGAGAAAACCTATCAAGTATAATGAATGACTTAAGAGTTGGTCAAATCCTTAGAACCACTGATGGTCAGGAATGGGTTTTTGTTGAGCCTAAGAAGACAAGAGCCGTTGCAATAAATAGAAAAAACGGCAAACAATATTTAATTTCTGGTATGGTTGAAGTCTCAGAGGAACGCGACCAAGAAGTTGTAGATAGACTTGAAGATGAAGCCGTGCAAGAATTTTTACACGAAAGAGCAGTTCGTAAAATGGAGAAAGGACAATGCTTCATAGGAACTGACGACAAAGAATATATTTTCATACGATTTAAAAAGACAAAATTTATATGCTCAAATCCTGAAACTCATAATTTATATGATGCAGGACCTGGGTTTGTAAAAACAATCTTAGAGAAAAAAATTGATATTGAAAATTAACAAAAAGACTTGATTTCTTTTAGCAAAAAATTTTATAATTATTTTATAAGAAAAGGAGGATTTTGAGATGAAAGAGATTTATGTTGATATCAAGGAGATAGCCAGTGGGCTTGAAAAAAGGGATCTATTAAAAATTATCGCAGCTTGCTACATTGAAGATGAATATGGGTGTGATGTTTGTGATATGGATTGCGAACTTGAAAACATTGATGAGTTCATTGATGATGACGGAAACTTCTTAACTGATATTGAAAATACATTAGCAAATGTAGACAGAGAATACGGTGATGAAGAAGATTGGGAAGATGAGGAAGAAGAATTTCCCAGTGAAGACGAAGACTACGAAGATGACTATGAAGATGAAGATTATGAAGAAGATTACGAATGTGATTGCGGGACTTGTGAAGAGTGTACCAAAAGAAAAATAGAAGAAAATCGTAGAAGAAACGAAGAGTACTTAGGTCTATAAACCTAATAACTCTTTTTGCGAGAAAAAGTTTTCAAAAACAGTTGACTTTTTCTTGGAAAAAGATTTATAATTTTTATAGATTTTGAAAAAGGAGAATGATATGATGAATGACTTATCTAAAAAAGCACTTATCGTTTTAGAAATATTAAATAGATTGGGTGCAAATGATGAAGAGCATAAGACACACATATATGCCATTCTTGACAAGTTAGAAGAAACTGACTTAAAGGAAATTCTTCCTGAAGAAGAAGATTACGAATTAGAATGTATAGAATGTGAAATGACACAAAAAAGTGTTTCAACAACATTAGCATCATTAGTTCGTAAAGGTTATGTTAAAAAGACTGGAACTAATAGTGTTAGAGTCAACGACGAAACCAGAAATATTAGGAGCTATTATTTAACTAATAAACAAGACTAATCTTTAGTTTTGTCTATATAGATTTTTAGCCAAGACGGGCTGAATTGAACTGTGGCGGATGTAAAGGTGCCTCGAGTGGGAGGTCTTCACGGCAGGAATAAACGGCTTCGTTAGCTGGTTATCAAACCAAACCAGTTAGACTACTGGAATTAAGGTCAAGTTGAGTGGATATAGCTTCTGAGGTAATTAGGTATAGACTTGATTTAGTTCTGTATCACCTATGGGAGCTCGTCGTCTAATGCAAGACACAAAAACTTTTTGGATGGTAGGTACTCAAGTCCTACCCTCCCACTTGACACACTATCCTAATATTATAATCAAGAAAGGATGGAGAAACATTTTGATGGAAAAAGTTTTTCGTATTAAAAACAAAAGATGGACTATTCGTTTCGCTAATGCAGGTGATGAACATCTTTTAATGGGTGGCGAACCTTGTATTGCTCAATTATACAAACAGTTGAGAATTATATACTTTGATTCGGGTTTATTAGAAGATTATGCTGAATTTAGAGAAACAATGATACACGAATTGGTACATGCGTTTATTATGACATACGCAATAAGCCATAAACAATTTAGAGATGAAGAATTCATTTGTGAATTCATTGCTGTATATGGTGATGATATATTAAAATTAGCAGATGAATTACTTGAGGATTTATATCCTGAGGAAAATGAGGATTAAAAGTTCTCAAAAAGTATATTATTGATATATAATATACTTAGATAAACAAAATAAAAGAGTTCCAGTATGCGTTAGTAAGTTCGCTGAATACTCATAGGAAGTAGTCTGAATGAGGCTTGTTGATTTACAAGCCAATAAGAGAGCGTACAGGTATGACCTCAATGGCTTTCGCTTTCAGGGTGCTGGATAAGTTAATGCAAACTCTTAGTATGTTGGTAGTTCAGCCCAACTCCGCTCCTTTGTTTATCTAAGTATGTTATATATCATTAACATAAATATATCATTTTCTATATGGAACTGTGATAAATGCAGCCGGATCGTTCCCGGGGAAGATGCTCAGAGCTTGCTGGAGTGTGCTCTTTAATCGACTCCATTTATATCCAGCCCACGGGGTCTGTAAAACGTGGGTAAGGAAGCAATGACTCCTTTTGTTCGAAGTCGGACGGTCCGATAGTCATTGGGTTTTCTTGATGATAATAAGTTTTATCAGGTCTTTGTGCCTAAGCAGGGTGCAATTCCCGACAAGATATGGCTAGTGCCTTAATCTAGTCATACTTTTACAGAAATGTAAAGTCTGTGGTATAATAAACTACAAGAGGTGATGAAAATGCTTCAAGTAGTTTATTTGCCAAACAATGATATTATGATAGAAAAATTCATTGTTATAACTAACTTAGAAGAATTATTAGACTTTATTAAGTTTAATAAAATTAGTTTACTGAGTATTCCCGCAACTGTTGATGCGTTAGATATTGTAGATACAATAGTTGAAAATAACATAAGTATTAAAACAATTCACATTCAACAAAGCAACGATCTATTAACAAGACTAAAAATATTCTTTGAGATAGCGAAACAATATTCAGAAAACGAGATAAAAAAAGATGTCATTTTAAAACACGAGTATTTAGATGGCATAATAGAAAAAAATAAGAAAAAAGACTAAACAAGAACCACTTATCTATATTATAATTGTATTGTAAAAAAGAAAAGGAGGACTTCAATGAAAAAAGAACTTTTAGCATTAGTATTCAAAACAACAAACTATGCTCGTGATCTTAACATTGGAGAAACAGTTCTCTTAACACACCGTAACGGAAGATACATTCTTAGTGATGGTGTCAATACTTATGGAGAACAAATTACAACATTTGATGAAAGTGCTGATAATTTGTTAGCATATGTAGCTGACAAGAGAAACATACAATTGTATATCTGGGATGATGAATATAATACATATTTATCAGACAGCATGGTTGAAGTTGCTGCTATCGACAATGAGCATATAGTTATTATTCCAAATGATGATGTGCAAGAAATGTTGATGATGGAGCCTGCTGAAGATGAATTATCTATTGATGATTTATTAGCAGACATGCTATGTGATAACAATTGTGAGAGATGTGAGGACGCAAGTAATATGACTTGTGAAGAAGTAAAAGAAGAGAAGAAGGAGGAAACAAGAATGTTTTCAGATTTAGGTTCAAGTTTTGGAAAAATCAACTCAGACCAATTCAAATTATCAATCAACGGATTAGCTGTTCGTGGAAAGGAAGGAAAATATTATACTTTCAATCCTGAAACAAGAGAATTAGTTGAAGTTACTACTGGTTTCTTTGATGATATGAAAGATTTATTATTCGTGATGCCAGCAACTGAATTAGAAGTAGGAGATATCATCTTACATCAAAATAAACCATACTACATTAGCGTGGCTAAAAATGATGTTATCAAAGGTATTGATTTTGAAGATGCTATCGAAAGCACTTTAGTTCCAAAAACAAATGTATTCGGTATTAAATATTATACTAAAGTATTCAACTGTTTAGGAACAAACAACATTTTAGGAACTGATATTGCATCTAACCCTATGATGGCTTATGCTTTAATGGGAGGAAAAGACTTTGATTTATCAAAAGTTATGTTATTCCAAGCATTAGGTCAAGGTAATGGAATTGCTGATTTCAGTGAAAATCCTATAATGTTAATGGCATTGATGAGCAGTGAAAATGGTGGAGGAGATTTAAGCAACTTTGCTAAAATGCAAGTATTATCTCAACTATCAGGAAATAAGAAAAAAGAAACTAAGAAAGCAACAAAAGAAACTAACTAATTAGTTTCTTTCCACAAGGAAATGAATTTGTAGTGTTTGTCATTTCCTTATGGAAGGAAATTAAGTAGAGGAGGATAGCCGATGCAAAAAGTAAAAACTAAACAAATTAACTTTACGGTTCTTTATGGTGTGGTTATCAAGAAGAAGAAAGAAGCTTTGTGGATAGATTACGGAGCTGGTAAAATTAAGGTTTTGATGGACGAGATTGAAAGTCCTAATGAAATTGAACCTAATTATACTATAAGTGTGTCTGGTTATCTAAAGCAAGGTTGGATCAAAACCAACATTGTAGCTCAACAAATAAGCATCTTTGATAAAAGACCACATTATATCAATTTGGAGGATTAAGATAACAATGAAAAAGTCAATCAGATGGATAGCAGTTATTCTACTGATATTAGCCTTTTTCTTCATTATCGTGGGGTTTCAATCACACGCCTCTGGCAGTAGATTAGAAGCCCTTGAAACCAAATATGAAGAGAAGCTACAAGAAAAAGACAAACATATTAAAGAGTTAGAAGCAAAATTGGCTGAGTATGGTGAAGACTATATTTTATATGCTGATCTATATAATGAGTGTGAATTCAATTTAGACAGCACAATGAAAACATTAGAGGAAACCATTAAAGAGCGAGATGCTCTAAAAAAAAATTAACCAATTACAGACTAACTAGTTACTATCCTGCCGAAACATCTAATCATACTGGTAGTGGGCTTAACACAAGTTCATTTCAGGTCAATGATAAAGGGTGGTTTACCTATAAGGGTAAATTGGTTTTAGCAGGTGCTACTAAATATGGTGAATTTTATACCAAGATACCGGGACGTCATTATTTTACCTACTACGACGAGATCTACATTACAATAGACGGAGTTCGATATGAAGGTATTATACTTGACACCTGTGGATACTGTAGCAAAGGTAGTGACAATGCCCGTTTAGATTTATTCGTTAGTGATAAAAAGTATGTCATTGATAGAGGATATAAGGGTAAGAATATGGTTAAGGTGGAATACAAATGAAAAGACTAATAATAGCGAGCATTGAAACAGATGGTCACTCAGGTTCAAGCGTTTTCATAACATCAACTGAAAAGGCATACCAAGAAGCAATTAAAAGTCTATTGTATTATGAAGACGAACTAATCTATAATTTCCGTTGCGAAAATAGGGTTGATGACAATACTATCGAGCAATGGTATGATGGAGATTTAGGTGAGATGTCTATTATGGTACGTTCTTTTAGTGCTTACAAGGAGATCGAAGACCGAGAGTGGTATTCTCGCACTGGATAATAAAAGAACTGACTTTCTGCCAGTTCTTTTTTGTTTTTTAATCTTGTAAATTTGTAGAAAAATATTTTATAATATTATTATAAAAGAAAAGGTGATAAAAATGAAAAATATTGGAGATGATATTTTGATTTGTCCTCACTGTGGTGCAGTATTAGACAGACATACATTATACAGTGTCGATTGTATTTGTATAGACTGTGGAACATTTATAGACATAGAAGAAATGGAGGAGATGCTAATGTACGGAGAAGACTACTATAATGATTATTGGCGTGATTATAATTATGACCGTGATGATTATTATTTAGAATATATGAAGAGAAGGAGTGCGAGTGATATGAAAGGGAGTGAAAATATGCTACCTGCGTTAAAAAATCAAGAACAAACTAGTATTTTTGATGCTGATATTGATGAAGATGATGATGTTATATCTACATTCGTTATCCGTTTTATAACAACTGCTGATTATAATACAATAAAAACCAGCTTTGAACAATTAGAAGCACAAATTGATAGTCTAGAGTTAGAAACAAACGGAAAGATAAGAGAGTATCTTGAAACAACCGGAGGTCAAAAATTAGCCAAAGGATTAAATATCAAGTTGGAAGATATTGATGAGTATAAAATTACAGCAGCATTTATATTAGGTGAAGGTGAAGCAAGTAAAAGAACTCTAATATCAACTTTATGTCAAGCATTTCCTTTATGTTTTATTAGAGAAGAAGAAAGTTCTTATATAATGGCAAACAATAAGGGATTGGCAAAAGGTTTAGTAGATTTGACAAATGAAGATCAAATTGAAATGTTAGGTTTATTCTTAACAGGATTTGAAAAATATAAAATTTTATGTCATTTCTTATATTGGGTTCCACCATACAGAAGCAAACAAGCAAAAGATATTATGGTGAAATGGGATAACAATGCTTTGATTTCATTAGAAGCATTAAGAAAACCAGATTCAGTTCCAGCTATATGGCAAGAATATTTGGCTTCATTATCAAGTGTATTGGTTTCAGCTGATGCAAAAGACAATGGCGAAACATTAACATTTGAAACAATGCTTGAAGATATAATTGATGAAGAACTTGAAAAGAAAGATGCAAAAATAGATAGAGATAATATTATCCAAGTAGTTTCTCTTAGAGGAACTGGAGATTATTGTCTTGGGGCGGAGGATGAAGATGCTGAAGCTGCGAAATAATAAGTATATAAGAAAAATGTTAGATACATCTCGTGATTACTGGAATGAAGAAATACCAAGTTTGTCATTAGCACAAATAGATTGGCGTTTTGAAAATTCCAATGCAGTTATGGGATTGATTGGCAAACCATCTTTTTTATCAAGTCATAAACAAGCAATACTTTTAAAAAGAACTGATGGTAATTATGTGTTATTATCGCCATCAACAAGAAAAGATGATGTACCTTGTTATTTGTATGATATTATGGATATAGATGAATTCATCAAAAGATATCCAATTCGTGTTATATATCAACAAGATGATGATTTGACAGAAAAATTATGTGAAGACTTAGAAAGAATTAAGGATAAACAAACACGAGGATTTATAGAAACAAGACAAGGACAAGAAACAACAATATATGAAATCGCATAGAGAAAGGAGCATAGTAAATGATAAAACATTCAGCAAATATAACAAATGAATCTATCAAAATTGGCGAGTTTGCAAAACCACAATACTTTCACTATTGCGTATTACAATTTAAAAATATGCCAAGTGTTGTAGAACAAGGGCGTATCTTAGATTGTTATTTTCCTAACCAAAATTTCTTGCTTATTCCAAGAAATATAATAGAAAGAAGACGCAGTAATGATGGAGAAGAATATACAGAACATACTTTTACATCATTGTTATTGATATGGGAAGAGCGTCCAATGTTTGGAAAAACAGCAGATGCAGAGGTTTGTAAATCACTTCATACCTTATTGGAAAAAGAAACAAACATACAACTACAACATAGTTTAGTTTGTGATAATGGTATGTCAAGTTGGGTAGATGGTATACAACCTGATTATTCTGATTTAGATGGTCGTTATTCATATTTGATAACACATCAATATAAGGATAACAAATTTGTATATAGAATAAATTGTGGAGAAAGTTTCGTTTCAACTTTTGAACAATTAGAAAAACATAATATAGAAGATAATACAATTTTAGATATTGTATTTACTGGTAGAGATACAAATGGATATCACAACACATATAGTTTCAATAGATTTAAAATAAAAAACTATCGTAGAATTGGTCATTCTGTTTATCTATCAAATGTAAAAGATTTATTAGATTTTAGTGCATTACCTGAAACAGGGAATAGTTATGTATATCTAATGGATTGTTTAATGGACTGGGTATATCCCGGTGCAATTAGACCAAGTTATTTTAGTGGTATGAGTATTAAACATATTTCATTCATACCAGAGAAGTTCCTTACAGTAAAAAGCAATGGAGCCGTTAGTTATAAAGGTAATCCAATGTCAAACAGTGCAACAATTCAATTAGCGTTGCCAGAAGATCCAGAAATTCGTAAGAATGTTCTTATAGAGTTCTTAAGAAAAGGATGTACAGCTGCTAATGGAATATGGTCAGCAAGTAAGGTAACACTTGATGATATTATCAGTCGTTTTGATGCAGGAAGAATACAAACTCAAATCAATGAGTGGACAAATAGAAAAAGAGACTTAATAAATAGTCTGGCTCAATCCAAAAGAGAATTGAGAAGAACACAAGAAGAAATAATGATAATAGAAGCAAGAACAAAAGAATTTATACCAATCCCTGAAATAGTTTTACCAACAAGTAAAACTGCAATGGGAGAACCAATATATGATTTATTTTCTATCTTAACACAAAAAGATGGAAAGTATATACTTGAACAAAAAGAAGAGGAGGTAATTACTCATGAATAATAATTTGACAGTGTTAAAACTTGCAGATGGTGTATTCTATCTTTGGGATTCTCAAATGGATATGATTAGAGCTGAAACTCTTCTTTTTGGGACAAGAGGAATTAGAAGTAAGGGTAAAACTTTAGTTATAGATATTGATATACTAAGATATCTAAATGGTGGAAGAACACTTGTATCATTCTTACAAAGTAAAAATCTTAACCATTTTGATAGAGTATTCTTTATTGGAACTAATAGTAGTTTTTCTTCTTATCGCATTGATAGATTAAAGAAAGATCTAGGAAATAGTTTCAAAGCAATAACAAAGAGAGTGTTAGTATATAATATAGATAAATGGTTAGAAGTGAATAACATTAGTCGTACTCAATTAGAATGGGTTGCGAACCTATGTTATCAAATGAGCCAAGATAATCGTTTCTTACTAGGACAAATTAGAGATAGACAACATTTAGCTAAACTAAAACAAAACATATCAACAATAGAAGCACGTATCTCTAAAAGAGAAGAAGAATTGGCAAACATTCAACCATTATCTGAAATACAAAAAACAAATGTAAGAAATATAAAGAATATGAAATGGATCGATAGAATAGAACCAGCTTCTGGGGATTCATTGAGAATATTGACTAAACCATTGGCATGTACTTATGTACCAAATATAGGAAAGTATATACCATATCAATATTTTGAAAGAGAAGATATTTTATATCGTATGATGAAATATCAATGTCTTGGGAAGTATTTTATCGTATTACCAGATTATTATATATTAGGAAGTAATTTTAACTTCAAAGGTGATGAAAACACAAGATATCCTATCTCAAGAGTTCGTAATGTTATGATTAGAAATACATACTTCCATGGTATGGCTCCTCATATCGGAAACGGAAATGCTTGTTTAGGAGAACTTAGTGGTGCAATTAGTCAAGCACACAAAAATGGATTAGATATGTTATTGATGTCAATTGAAGCATATCTTCGTTCAATAAACTTACCAGATGCGGCTGGACAAAGATATTATGTATTACCTATGGGTGATGCAGATGGAAATGTTGAAGTATGGCCTTATGTGGAAGATATAATGAAAAGAAATAATGTAAGTTTCAAAGATAATGCTAGAACTTTAGAAGCATACGAGGAAATTCTAAATCATCCAAAATTAGCACCAATGTGTGAAAACTTTGGAAGACCTTGGGATGGTTCTTGTGAAAGCTGGAGTGAATCAAAACAAGAAGAAAACTTCAAAAAATGTTTGGAACTTATCAAAAATAGAGAACCAGAAGTGTATGAACTTATAATGAAACGAGTAGAGGAAGGAGCTGTGTTATAATGGCTATAAAATCAATAGAGTTAGAAGATCAAGGTCTTAGATATAGATTATATTTTCTAAAGCAAGCGTATGATAAAATGCGTTTATATGTAGAACTATGTCCAGATGAAATAGGATGGTTAGGTTATGTTGAAAAGTTAAAAGATGGTTCAGGATATATGGTTACTGATGTATTCTTATTAGACCAAGAAGTACATGGAGCTACAACTGAATTATCTCCAACAGCAATAATGGACTATTACAATAACTTAGATGAAGCAGGTAGAGAGGAATTCTTGACTAAATGTAAATTATGGGGGCATAGTCATGTAAATATGGCTCCAACTCCATCAGGTCAAGATGATCTACAAGGTAAAGAGTTGTCTCAAGATGTTGATGACTATTACATTCGTTTGATAACAAATAAAAAAGGTGAGTATAACATTACTTTCTATGATAAAGTTATCAAGGCAAAAGTTATGACAGATGAAGTAATCTTATATAGTCCAGAAGGTATTGAACTTAGAAAACAAATCCAAGAAGAAATCAAAGAGAAAGTTAAGAAGAAAACTTATACAACATCAACTCCCAGTACAAACTATGGGACAGGGTACGGTTCTTCATACAATAGTCGAGATGATTACTGGAAAAAGAACAGTGCGACAAGTTCTACAAAAACTTCTGCAAAGAAGAAAATGGAAATCTCAAAAATAAACATAGCTGACATATTCAAGAAATCAGACTATAGTCTAAAATTCCTAGAAGAGTTAAGTGTGTAAAATTATCAAAAACACTTGACTCTTTCTACTCGAAAGATTTATAATTTTATTATGAAATGAGAAAAAATATAATTTAAACTAAACTAAAATTTTTCAAGAAAAAATAATCAAAAAGACTTGATTAATTCTAGCAATAAAGTTTATAATTATATTATAAAATTAAGAAAGGAAATGAGAATATGGATTTAAGTAGAAGTATTGAAGTATTCAATCCAAGTATGATTGATAAAGATGTCCATATTATCGGTGTCGGTGCGACAGGTTCTTTCGTAGTTCAAACACTTGTTAGGTTTGGAGTAAATAAGATACATATTTGGGACTTTGATAAATATGAAGCCCACAATGTAAATAACCAAGCAATAAGACAAGATTGTTGTGAAAAGCAAAAGGTTAATGCTCAAGTTGAGTTATGTAAAGAAATCAACCCTGAAGCTGAAATCATTGCTCACGATCAACTTGTAACTGAGAAAGATATTGCCGAAATGAGTGGATATGTATTCTTATTAGTTGATTCAATGAAATGCCGTAAGGAATTATTTGAAGCAATTAAAAAGAATGACAAAATTGTATGGTATTGGGAATCAAGACTTGGTAGTGACCAAGGTAGAGTATATTGTTTACCAATAGATAAAGATTTTGATTATAGTAAATATGAAACAATGCACTTTTATAGTGATGATGAAGCAGAAGTATCTGCTTGTGGAACAAGTATTACAATAGTAAGCATTGTTCTATCAGTAACAGCATTGATGGTAAATCAATTCATCAAGATTGTTATGGACAAATTAGGAGAAGAACCATATATAAATCACTTCACATTATTTGATAATATGTATGGGGTATATACTGAGAACTTCCGAAAAGAAACAAAAGCAGTTGAAGAAGTTACAGATGAAATTATCTTCTAAAAATTTGAAAAAATAGATTACAAACTCTATCAAAAGAGTTTATAATATAAATGTAAAGAAAAATAAAGAAAAAGAAAAGGAGAAAAGATTTATGAATTCAAGAATCACAGTAGAAGTTGTTAAACTTCCAACAGCACGTAAAAACGTAACATTATTCCAAGGAGACACAGTTGCAAGAGCTTTAGTTGAAGCTTTCGGTGACGAAGACTACGGAAAATACACTATCGTAGTAAACGGAGCAGCAGCAAGTTTACAAACTCAATTATCAAATGGCGATAGCGTAACTATCTCAAAAATGGTTAAAGGTAACTAATAAGTTGCCATTGACCAGAGGGGAGTAAAATCTCCTCTCTTTTAAATATATATAAGTAAAGGAGAGAGATTATGGAAACAAATATTCCTGAAGCAGAAGTTATTGATACTGAAATAGTAAATATAGAAGAAGTAGAAGCCGAAGCTGAGGCTATTGAAGCAGAAAGCATTGCGGCTGAGGCAGATGCTGAAGCAGAAGCAAGCGTAGAAGAAGAAGCAGTGACTGAATAGTCATTGCTTTTTTAATGCCCAAAAGATCAAGGAAAAAATAAATAGTTTTTTATCTATGAATTTAGGTCAAAAAATTTTTTAATATAATTATATTATTTTTAAAATTAAAACTGAATTTGGTCTATATAAGCCAGTAAATTCAGTTTTTTAATTTATTTTATTTTTTAAAAAATGAAAACCTTTACAGAAATCAAAGGTTGTGATACAATATTTATGTAATGGTTTTAGAGTAGATAAATAAGTATGTAATTTGCGTTTTTTATTTTTATAATATAATTATATTAAAAAGATTTTAAAAAGAAATCTTTCTACTTATTTTGCTTAATTAAGACCATTTTCTGGTCTTTTTATTTTTATTTTTAAAAATGATAAAAAGAACAGGTTTTTACAAAAGAAGAAAAAAGATTTATAATTAAAATCACAAAGGAGGATTTTATGAAAGAAAGCATATTTGATTTACAAGCAGATATCTCTAACCTTATTGTAAAACATGGGCTGGAAGATGGAGAATATGGTTTCATCTATAGAAACAAACAATTACTTATTGTTGATTTAAGTAATATTAAAGTAGATGTACCAGAGCAAACAGAGGAAACTCTTGAAGAACAAGAGAACAGAATTTTACAAGAAACAGAATAAAGTGTAAAATATTTTTAGAAATTGAAAGAGAAAGAAGGAGGAAAAAGTAATGAACGAAAGATTACAACCAACACAAAATGTTGTTGAACTTCAAGGGTTATTAGTAAACAACACATTAGAAGTTAAGACAGACAAAAACGGAAGAAAATTTATTGGAGGAAGTTTAGAGATTAATACAGGAACAGATACTGATGAATGCATTATCCCTATCGATGTATTACAATATGAGTTGAAAAAAGATGGAACAAGAAATGCATTATATGACAGACATCTACAAATGATGAGTTGGCCATCAGCTGCAACAGTTGGAAATGCAGAAGCAGTATGCGTAAGTATTAATAGAGGTGAAATCACAGACAACTCATTCTATTCAGATAGAACAAATAAAGTTGTTGAAGGATGGAGAGTAAGAGCTGTATTCGTAGATCAAGCTACAAAATTAGCACCAAGAAATAATTCATTCTCAATCCAAGGTGTGGTAGATTCAGTTAAAGAAGTAACTAATGCTGAAGGAGAACCAACTGGTGAATTAAAAGTAGATTTATTATCAGTTGCATTTGGAGAAAGAATTGTTAGAGTACCTATGTATGTAACAAATAAAGAAGGTATTAACTATATTGAAAAGAACTGGAATCCTGGTGATTTAGTAACTGCTTATGGTGAAATTGTATATGAACAAAGAGTTACTGAAGTTGTTCAAGAAACAGCATTTGGTGAAGGAACAAGTAAAAAATATACAGATGTAGTTAAGAGATTAGTTATCAACAGTGGTACAAGTCCAAAATCTGAAGATGAACATTTATATGGTAGAAATAAATTATTATCTTTAAGAGCAGCAGCTTTAAAAGATATTGAAGAAAGAGCTTTAGCAAACAAAGGAATTAGCAATACCAATGCTACTAAAGACCCATACTTAGATTTTTAGAATAAAGGAGGATAAGAATAAATGGCTACTATAGATATTTTAAATCTAGAACCAAGTAAAATCAAACCTGGTCTAGAAGGAAAGATAATTACGCTTGCTGGATTACCTAAATGTGGTAAATCTACATTTGCAAGTAAAGCTGATAAACCTTTATTTATCAGTACCGAACCAGGTCTTGGTTTATTATCAGGAATTAAAGCAGTTCCTTGTAATACTTGGACAGAGTTCAAACAAATAGTAAAACAATTAAAAACTGATGAAGCAAAAGCGATGTATAAAACTGTTGTTATTGATACAGTTACAAACCTTTGGGAAGAATGTGCTAAATTCGTATGGATGCAAAAGAATGATGGAACAGACTTAGCAGATTATACAACTGGTGTAGCACAAAATAAATCAATGCCTGAATTCTCACAAGGAATTATGGATATTGCAAAAGCAGGTTATACAATTATTATGATTTGTCATAATGTTGCGAAAGATGTACCTAATGAATTAGGTTTCAAATATGGAACTGAAATTATAATTGACTTACCAAAGAGACCAAGAAGATTTATCTTTGGACTATGCGACTTGTTAATCAATGTTATAACTGAACCAAGTGAAAATGGACCAGATAAAGCAACAATGTATTTAAGACAAGCAACACATAATGGAATTAAAGTTGAAGCAGGCGGACGTTATCCAGACATTGCTGAAAAAGCACCATTTAATTATGAAACTCTTATTCAATTAGTTGAAGCAGAAGATAAGAAAATGGCAGAAGCTGGAGCTGATATGGGAGCTACACAATCAACTATCCAAACTACAATTGTTGATCCAACAGTTAGAGAATGGAAAGAAGTTGTACAAGAAGTAAATGAAACATTAAAGGTTGTAGCAGAAAAAAGCAACGGTGGAGATAGCAAAATTTCAGCACAAGCAAAAGCAATTATTGCATCTTACTTAGGAGAGAACAATAAAATAACAGAAGCAAGTCCTTCTCAACAAGAATTAGTTGAAGCCGCTTTGGTGGACTTAAAAGCATTAGTGGCGGGTAAATAATTCGCCACTTTTTCCATATAAGAGAAAGGAGGGCAACATATGCATATAGTACAGTGTGTATATTGTCAAAAAAAGTTTGACCGAGATAAAGAAAAGTTTCAAGTTGTAAGCAACAGAAGATATGCACATATCGGGTGTAATAAACCAATTATAACACAAGACACAGTTAGTGCTGGTACAATTAAAACTTATGCGGGACAACTTTTACGTGGAACGGCTAATTTCTCGTTAATAGCAAAACAGACTAAAGACTTTGTTGCCCGTGGCTTATCTCACTATGGCATTTATATGACTTTAAAGTATTGGTACGAGGTGAAAAATAATCCCATAGAAAAAGCCAAGGGTGGTATAGGAATAGTTCCTTATGTCTATGATGAGGCACAAGAATATTGGTCTAAGAATAAATCAATAGAAGATATAAGAGTGCCAAAGATAGAAGTGGAGCATGTTGTTATTAAACGAAAACCAAAGAAAGATTTATTAAAACTATTATTAGGAGAAGAAACGGAGGAATAGGGGTATGGATAATAGATTAGAGATTGAAAAAATTGTATTATCGTTTTTATTACATAAACCAGATTTATTATTCGATGACAAGTTCCCGATAAGACCTTCTGATTTTCATAATAAGACACATAAACAAATGTATTCAGCTATGGCAAACTTATATGCTCGTGGTTCAGATACATTAACTCCTGCTAATATGCAGGTACAATTACAAAAGACCGAAACAATTTGGAGAGAATTCCAAGAACACGATGGACCAAATCGTTTAGCACAAATAGAAAATTTAGATTTCAATGCATATGATTATGCAACTATTTATGGTAATCTAAAAAAGTTTGCTTTGTTTCAAGATTTGAATGATAGTGGAATTGCGACAACAGATTTATATACAGCTGAGGGGAATCCTGAGAAAGCTGCAAAAATGATAGAGCGATTAGACAATATGACTTATAAAGAAGTTATAGATCACTATCGTGAAAAGATAGCAAAAATAGAAGATAAATATGAAAACTTTATAGAGAAAAGTGGTATAGAAGCAGGAGAAGGGCTAGATGAATTATTACAATCATTAGAAGAAACTCCTGAAATGGGTATGCCACTAATAGGAGATTTATTAAATACGGCAACTCGTGGAGCGAGAAGAAAAAAAGTTTATGTTAACTCTGCCGGTTCTGGTACAGGTAAATCAAGATCTGCTGCAGGTAATGTTGCGAAACTTGGTTTCCCATTGTATTATGATGAGGATAAGGGTAAATGGATTGAAACAGGATTACAAGAACCTGTACTATTTATTACAACAGAGTTGGAACATTCAGAGGTTCAAACAATGTTTATCGCTTATGTCTCAGGAGTAAATGAAGAAAAGATATTAAATTCTAAGTATGATAGTCTTGAAGAAAAGCAAAGGGTTGCAAAAGCAGTAGAAATAATTAAGAATGCTCACAATGTTTATATTGAATTCATACCTGAACCTTCAATTGATTCAGTTGCTGCTAAGATACGTTTATATGCATTACAAAAAGGAATTGAATATGTGTTCTATGATTATGTACACGTATCAAGTTCTACTTACGTAAATAAGAAAGATATGCGTGATGATGTTTGGTTAATGTTATTTGTTGATAAACTAAAACAGTTAGCAAATGAATTAGATATACATATTAGCACAGCGACACAAGTTAACTCATCTTCTTATGAAGATAGGGAAATTAAAAACGAAGCGTTAATTCGTGGTGCTAAATCTATTGCGGACAAAACTGACTTTGCAATGATTACAAGTACAATTTTAAAAGAACAAGAAAAAGCAGTGGCTAAATCTCTTGCAACCAAATTGGGGACAAGAGAACCAAACCAAGTATTGGACATATATAAAAACCGTAGAGGAAAATGGAGAAGTATTCGTATTTGGAGATACACAGATTTGGGCACTTGTAGAAGTTGGGATTGCTTTGCAACAGATACTGGTAATAATCCTATTGATATGAAAGCAACACAATCTACAATCCATCAATTAGTTTCAGAAGGAGCCTTTCCTATTGTTGATAGCGATACTGGAGAAGTAATCGCAGAAAATAGAAAGGAGACTGAGATAAATGACTTCTAATAGATACCAGAAAATTTTGGATCAATTAACAACAAGTGATATAATACAACTGGTGTCAGAATTTGGTATCCCCGAAACCTCTATACGATATTATAATAATCAATTAATAATGCCTACCGGTTGTCATAATGAGATTATCGGTAATGCTAAACATAAGTTATATTATTATGAAGATAGTAAAAAATTTCATTGTTTCACTTGTTGTGGTAGTTTGAATCCGTTTGAATTTATTGTTCAAGCGTATAGAACTCGCGGTATTAAATACTCAGTGTCAAACGCTGCAACAATACTTGAAAAAATAATTCAAGCAAGACTCAAAGACGGTTTCGCAGTGATAGCCCCACCTTCTATTCAACCTATGGAAGTTGAAGAAGATTGGCATAAGGCATTAACTGAATATAACCCAGCAGTCATGGATTGTTTCTCTCGTAATAAAAAATATTTAAAGATATGGGAGAAAGAAGGAATTAGTTTTGGCACAATGGAAAAGTTTGGCATTAAATTTGATATGATTAGAAATAGAATGGTTATACCTATATATGATGACAAGAATAAGTTTGTTGGAGCGAAGGTACGTAATTTTAACCAAGACGATATTGAGAATGGAAGAAAATACATGCCTCTTATCCACAATAACGAGCTGTATTCTTACGATAAAGGAAAAATATTATACGGTTTGAATTTTAACAAGGGAACAATAAAAAAAGCCAAACGTGCTATAATTTTTGAAAGTGAGAAATCAACTTTAATTTATGATTCAATGTTCGTTGGAAATAGAGCAGTATCAATTGGGGGAAGCTGTGTCAGCATATATCAGGTTGAACTGTTAAAACAATTAGAGGTTGAAACAATTGTACTAGCATTAGATAATGATTATTCTTTAATGCCAAATGAACAGGGAGAATATGATAAATATTTCGGTTTATATAAAATGTTAAAGGAAGCGAACAAATTAGTTGCCAAAGGTTTCAATGTGGAAATCGTATATGATTGGGAACAAGAATTTTTAGAAAACAAAGATGCTCCTATTGACAGGGGTAGAGAAATTTGGAACAAGTTATACAGAGCCAGAAGGGATTTTGCTGAACTGGCAGAAAAATATTTAAAGAAAGGAGAAGCTAATGAAAGAGTTAAAGTGGAAGTTGAGGACTTTTGATGGCATCGATTATGATAATATAAATGTCGGTTTACTATTACGCGAGATGTTAAAGTATCGTGGTATAGAAGATCCAGAAGAATGGTTGCAAGTTTCAAAAGAACACGAAAACAGTCCCAGCTTATTAAAGAACATAGATACTGCTGCTGAATTATTACATACGGCAATTGCAGAACACAAAAGAATATTTATTCAAGTGGACGCTGATACCGATGGTTATACTAGCGGGGCCATATTATATAAATTTATTACGGACATAAGTGATTGTGAGGTATTCACAGGAATACATGAAGGCAAAGAACACGGATTGGATTTACAACAAGCAATGGAATATAAACCTGAATTTATTATAGTTCCAGATGCGTCCGGTAATCCAGAAGACTACGACAAATTAAATAAAAAGAACATACCAAGTATTATATTAGACCACCACGATTATAAAGAAAGTGATTTTAATACTGTTGTAGTTAATTGTAATTTTGAACCATACCCTAATAAAAGTTTATCGGGAGCTGGTGTTGCATTAAAACTATGTCAATACTATTGTGAGCATTATGGTCTGGAGAATTACGATATAGATAAAATTTATGCATTAGCTGCTGTTGGTATGGTCGCCGATGTCATGAGTTTACAAGAACTAGAAAATCAGTTTATAATTCGTTATGGATTAAAACATATTAAGAAACACGATTTCTTCAATGAATTGCTAAAAGATAGAATGGGTAATCCAGTTGAGGTAGTAACCATTAAAGATATTGGATGGTCAATAGGACCTAATATCAATGCAGTAATTCGTTTAGGTTCAATGGAAGAAAAACAACTATTGTTTGACACACTCGTTGCACCTATGGGAAATGTAAATAGTCAAAAACGTGGAGCAAATGGAGAAGTTGTTTCAAGATATGTGGAAATGTGTAGAATATGTAAAAACCTAAAAGCAAAACAAACACGTCTTGTGCAAAATGGTATTAAGATTATTGAACCACAATTAGATTTAGAACATAATTTAATATGCTTCATAGATGAAGATAATGAATTACCTTTTGAACTATCTGGTTTAATAGCAAATAAACTATTAAGTACATATAAAAGACCTGTAATGTTATTAAGACATTTCCACGATTATTCCGATCCTACCATGCCAGATTGTTGGGCAGGTAGTGTAAGAGCAGGTTCTGCTGAAAACTTTGAGGACCCTCGTCATATTATAAATGACTTTGGAGGAGTAAGAGAAACAGGAGGACACGCAAATGCATTTGGTTTAAAAGTATTTAAGGATAGCATAGACACATTCCTTGCAGAGGCAAGAGAGGTATTGGATAAGATAGATTTTGACAATCAATTATTTACTGTCGAAGCATCTGTGCCTTGCAAACCTTTTAATACACAATTAGGAAAACTATTTGCAGCAGAAGATATTTGGGGTAGTGGAATAGAAAGACCTCTAATTCATATTAAAGACATTGATTGTATAAGTGCCGAATATATGGGTAAGGAAGGACAACATGTAAAAATTACAACGCCAAATATTGATATAGTAATATTCGACGATGTTGATTTGGTTTCAACATTTAAGAAAGGAAAAAATTATACAATGAATGCAGTTGGTGAAATCAGCTGGAATGACTGGGAGGAGCAACCTAAATTACAATTAATTGTTTCAGGATATGAAATAGAAGAAAAACCTGATACAGGTTGGAGTATATATGACTTTTAGGTCAAACTTCACATATACTCTAAAAATATTGTAAAATAGAATTGTAAAGCGAAAAAGGAGGAAATTATGTTAGACAATTGGATAGACAAACGCTTAGAGAAACAAGGGTTTATAAGAGTTCCAAAAAGTTGGACAGATGATTATAAACAGCTAACAGAAAAGAATGATGCGATTAATAGATTATTTAGAGAACTCGGCAGAGAATACAATGCGACGCTTAGAGAATTGGCAGAAGCAAAAGGACCTAAATATATTAAAGAAGCATTAGATGAAATTGATATTGACACTACCGGTATTAAAAAAGAAGATTTAATTGAGTTGTATGTCAATACATTCGCAGTAACATTCGAAGATGACTATGATATGGAGGTAAAATAAAATGATTAGAAAATTAGTAGATAAATACTTAGCAAAGAAAAATCTAACAGCAGTAAATGAAACTGAGTTTAAAAATATGCTTCGTTATAGAGCAACACGTGGAGAATTAAAAAAGACTATTGATGACTTTAATGCTCTATTAAAAAAATATGTTTATACAGCAAGCATTAAAGAAATGAAAGAATTATTAGAAGCAAAAAAAGTTGAAGAAATCCCAACTAAAAAAGACGAAGTTCAAGAATTATTTGTTAAGACTTTCATTAAAGAATTTAAAAAGAACTAAAAGTCTTGACTTTCTCTGGCTAAATATTATATAATATTATTATAAAGAGAAGTGATAAAAATGTGTTATAGTGGTAGATGTAAATATGAAACCATGTGGGGAGACTGCGGACGAGGACAATTTTCATTAGAAGATTATTTTGATCCAGAGGTTGGATGCATGTGGCCACGAGAAAGGAAAAGGATAGATATGAAATTACTTAATAAAAATCACAAGTTAAAACATTCTAAAATGTTTATTGACTATGATACTTATAAAAAGATATGCGAGAAACATGGAAGTTCAATAGATGAACATTTAGCTCGTATCGAAGCTGGTAGTAAATCAGATGATTACGTTCCAGCAATGAATGATGTATCGATTATGTTTGACGTATATCTTTGTATAACAAAAATTATTCGTAAGAGGTAGATGCTAATGAAACAAAAAGTATTAGATATGCTTGGAACCCTACATCAATTTGCAGATGAATTAGAAGCACTTTATAAACATCCATATAGTAAGGGTGTTGATATTGAAAAAGTTGTTGCTGATTTAAGAGGATTTATTGACAACTTTGCTAATACATTTGATGATGAAAAGGAACCAGTAGAAACAACTGAAACAGAAACAGAAAAAGAATAACTTTACAGTTGTTCTTTTTTTATGCTATAATATTATTAAGGAAAAATAATGAAAAGGAGAGGATATCTATGAGTTATGTTAATTTACACAGTCATAGCGATTACTCTAATCTTAGATTAATAGATAGCATTAATAAAATACCAGACATGCTAACTACTGCTAAAAATATTGGTTTAAATGGTTTAGCAATTACAGATCACGAGGCATTATCTGGACATTTAAAAGCTATTGAATTTGTTGCTGGTAAGCAAAAAGATGATGAGAGTTGGAAAGACTTTAAACTTGTTTTGGGTAACGAAATTTATCTATGCCGTAATGGTTTAAATAAAGATACTGTTGAACGTGGAGAAAGATATCCCCACTTCATATTATTGGCATTAGACAACGAAGGACATAGACAATTAAGAGAAATCAGTTCTCGTGCTTGGGAACGTAGTTTTATGATGTTCTTAAAACGTGTGCCAACTTGGTATTCTGATTTAGAAGATATTATAATGAATAATCAAGGACACGTGATAGCTACTTCAGCATGTATTGGAAATATTTTAGGAATGTGGTTTCTTAATAAAGAATTTGATAAAGTCGAAGAACACCTAGTTTGGTGTCAAAAAGTCTTTGGTGAGGAAAACTTCTTTTTAGAAATGTCTCCAGCAGCCTATGAAGAGCAGATAGAATATAATAAATATTTAATTGAACTTTCAAAGAAATATAATATTCCTTTAACTATTGCAACGGATGCTCACTACGGAAGACCTGAAGATTTTCCTATTCACGAAGCGTTCCTAAAGTCAAAAGAAGAAGATAGAGAAACTGCTGACTTTTATAAATATACATATTTAATGACAGCAGATGAAATATATGAACTAATGACTTATGTGGATAAAAATATTATAGACGAAGCATTAGAAAATACGAATAGGATTGCAGACAGAGTTATGGGATATGATTTATATCGTCCTCAAACAATTCCAAGATTACCTGATGCAAGAAACGAAAGCAACTTTGAATTTTATTTAAAGACAGCAAGGATTAATCCTAAATATGAATATATTAATAAATACGTATCATCTGAATACGAAGACGACAGATATGGTGTATTTCTTGTATTAGATGCTTTGAAGCAGTTGGGTCTTGAGGGAGAACGTAAAGAAAGACACTTAAATCAAATTGAATTAGAATTAGAAGAGATGTGGGTTGTTAGTGATAAAATTGGACAACGATTAATGTCATATTTCTTAACCATTAGAGTTATTATCCAAAAAATTTGGGATGAAGTAGGTTCGTTAACATGTCCAGGACGTGGATCTGGACCTGCTAGTCTTGTATGTTGTTTATTGGGTATTTGTGATGGAGACCCACTGGAACAAGGATTTGATTTATGGTTCTATCGTTTTATACATAGAGAAAGAGCCGAATTGGCAGACTGGGATTTTGACTCAGAAGCAAGTAAAAGAGGAGCAATTTCTCAAATGGTATATAACATGTGTAAAGGTATTGGTGGAGATGCTGTATCTGTTTGTACATTTGGTACAGAAGGTTCACGTTCTGCTCTACTTACTGCCTGCAGAGGAATGGGATTGTCAAATGACATAGGACAATATCTATCAAGTTTAATTGGACAAAACAGAGGTTTCAGTTATTCATTGGAGGATACTTACAACGGTAATGAAGATAAAGGGATACCTCAATCAAAAGAGTTTAAGAAAGAGATAGACAAATATCCAAACTTATATAAAACAGCTTGTGCTATTTCAGGTTTAGTTACAAGACTTGGACAACACGCTTGTGGTATGTTATTATATAATGGTAATGTGTATGATTATAATGCATTAGCAACTACGCCAAGTGGAGCTCGTGTTAGTCAATTTGACTTAGGTGATAGTGAAAAGATGGGTAGTATTAAATATGACTTCCTATCAACCGATGCATTAGATAAGATACACACTTGTATGGACTTATTGTTAAAAGATGGACTTATTGAATGGCAAGGAAGTTTACGAGCAACATATAATAAATATCTACATCCTGATGTTTTAGATAGAGAAACTAAAGAGATGTGGGAAATGTTAAATGAAGGTAAAATTATTAGTGCATTTCAAATGGATTCAGTTGTTGCAAAACAAACACTTGCAAGCATTCATCCAAGATCTCTATTAGAGTTGGCAGCAACCAATTCATTGATGAGACTAGTACCAGAAAAAGGACATAAATCACCAGCCGAAGAGTATTTAGAGTACAAATTAAATCCTCAGAAGTTATATAACGAAGTATATGCTTTAAATGGTACAGATAAAGAAAAGAAGATATTATACGAATATCTTAAAAAATATAACGGTGTATTAGAGTCGCAAGAAAATATGATGCAAATAACTATGATACCCGAATTTACAAATTTTAGTTTTAGTAACGCATCTAAACTTAGAAAAATTGTTGCAAAGAAAAAATTAAAAGAAGTAGATGCATTTAGAGAATTTTTTATACAAACGGGATTAGATAATGGATGTTCAAAAGATATATTAACTTATATCTGGGATGTTCAAATTAAGAGACAGCTGGGTTATTCGTTTAACTTAACACACTGTACATACTATTCACTTATTGGATTACAAGAAATGAACTTGGCTTATCACTATCCTTCAATTTATTGGGCGACTGCTGTTATGACAGTAGAAGCAGGAGCATTGGATATCGAAGACTCTAGTGGAACCAATTATGCGAAAGTAAGTGCGGCAATTGGTAGAGTTACAAGCGAAGGATATAAAGTAGAGTTGCCTTTAATCAATGAAGCAGATTTTGGTTTTGTTCCAGATGCAAAAAATAACTCTATCGTGTATGGACTAAAAGGGATTACAGAAGTAAGTGACGATTTCGTAAAAACGATTATAGAGAATAGACCCTACTCTTCGCCTGAAGATTTTGTAGAGAAATGTCAGCCTCAAAAGAAACAAATGATAAACTTAATTAAAGCTGGTGCTTTTACAGAATTTGAAGATAGAAGATTGACAATGAATAATTATTTAACCTCTATAAGTCCCAAAAAAGCCCGAATAACACTTCAAAATATGAATACTCTTATAGATTATCGTTTAATTCCAAATGAGCTAATTTCATACGTTTATTTGTACAATTTCAATAAGTATATTAAAAAAGGAGAAACTCCATCTGGGTTTAAGATTGATGCAAGAGCTATGGATTTCTTAGCAAAGAACTTTCCTGACATAGATATTGCATCAGGTTTCTTAGATGGTAAGTTATGGAAGAAAACTTATGAAAATGAAATGAATGGACTAAAGACTTGGTTAAAGGAAAACGAAGAACATTTGATTAAAGAAATACAACGCAATGACGTGTTAAAGATTTGGGAACAATATTGTGTTGGCAATGACAGTGCTTGGGAAATGGACGTATTAGGTTTCTATCACTCAGGACACGAATTGGCAAATATAAATGTTGAAGATGTCGTTTCTATAAATAATCTTCAAGAAGGAGATTACAAACATGTTGTAACAATAGCTGGTACCGTACTTGGTAAAGAACCATATAAACACATGGTAACCATCTTGACTCCTGATGGAGTTGTAGATTTAAAATTTACTGGTGAGGCATTTGCTAATTACAACAAAACAATTAGTGAAGTCGTAAAAGGAGAAAAGAAAACCCTTGAAAAATCATGGTTTGTGAAAGGTACGTTAGTATTAGCAACTGGGTTCAAATCTGGTGAAGTGTTTAGAGTTAGACATCTATCAAGAGTGTTAGAAATAGATGATTTAGGAAACGTGAAGACAACAAAATACAGGTACGGAGGAGCATAATGAGAAAGGAGATTGAGCTAGAAGGAAGAAAATATATATTATATTCAGATGGCAATATTTATTCATATTCTAAAAATAGATTATTGAAGCTTTCTACTGATAAAGATGGATATAAATATTTTAGTAGCAAGCATCATATCTATAGAATTCATAGATTGATTGCATTGTATTTTATACCAAATCCTTGCAACAAGCCACAAGTAAATCATAAAAATGGTATAAAAGATGATAACAGAATCGAAAATTTAGAATGGGTTACTTGCTCAGAAAATGTAATTCATTCATTTAAAGAACTAGGAAAAAAAGTACCAAGTGGGGAACAGCATTATAGATATGGTAAATTTGGTTCAAAATCAAAAAGTTCAAAAAAAATAATACAAAAAACCCTGGATAATGAAATTATCAAGGTGTGGGATAGTATGTCAGAAGCATCTAAAGAACTAAAAATAAATCTATCAGATATATCTATGTGTTGTCATAATATTAGAGTTTCTAAAGCTGGCGGATATAGGTGGGAATTTTATGACAAATAATTTAGTAGGCATTATAGACTTTGACTTTCTGTCAACCAAAACTCTCTGTGCATACTCCTTCGGCGTTCTTCTTGTAAGCTCATACTATCAGATACGGGGGTCAAAGGTAAGATTAATTATTGACTTAAGTTACGAGAATCTCACTAAGTATGATAAAATCTACATATTTAAAGATTATAAAACAAAAATATACCCGATTAACCTTATCAAAGACTATTATTCATTACCCGTAGAGGAGTATGGAGAGGGCTTTGAAAATCGTCCTCTCTTTCCTGACTTACCAGACCTTATTTACACGCCTCTGTCAATAGATATATATAAACCTATTTTAATGTATATTGAGCGTGGTGGGGGTCAATTTAAGCTGGATGAACATTGGCCTAAAGCAAATTTCTTGCCAGCTAAGATTTTCTTTGAGCATGAAGGAGAGATATTATTAAGAGAAGAACCTAAACACAAAAAATTATGGATATTAGATGATCCAGCAATATTCTTTGTTCATCCGCTTGGTGAACAAAAGATGACAGAAATCACAAAAAAGAGTATAATTAGATTTGTAAAACCATTAAGGATTGGAATTGTAGAGCCAAAACATTACCGTTGGCTAATAGATACCAATCGAATCATACAATTCAAACATCGTTTATATGCCTACGAAGACGACCCATACTTAAATGACTTTATAGAGTTTTGTAAGAATGAGCCGACATCTGGTTATATTAAAATTGCAATAAAAACAGCAACAGGCATTAAATGGTTTAAGAAAAGAGGAGGAAAGATTTATGGAGAATATGGAAACAGTGGACCTAAAAACCCTAACGAAGAAGGAATTGACAACATTACTTCAAAAGAAAATATTTCAATTAGGCGTGAATGGTTTACAACAAAAAGACATTCTGAGCGTAATCGACGCAGTAGAGAAGGAGCTAGCGAGAAGGAAAGAAGAAAATATCTCCCAAGCGAATACGAGCGCAGAAGACGCGAATACAGAAGCAGATACAATGCCATCCGAAGTGGAAAGTGGTAATTAATGAACGGAAAACAGCAAGCATTATATGATAAATTAACGGAAGATGGTTTTACTATAACCAACATTGAAGATTACAAAAACGTAGAGAGTATTCTAAGCATTACCTGTAAAAATGGACACAGACAAACAGATACTGTCTATAATTTTCAACGCAATGACTGGGAATGTATAGAGTGTATAAAATTAGAAGAGCAGAAATTAAAAACTAGAACAGGTTTTTTACTTGCACTAGACGCTGCTACAAACACAACCGGATGGGCTATACTTAATAAACACGGTCAATTGTTGGAAAGTGGTTATTTTACAGCCGATAAAAAACTTCCGTTAATGGGTCGTATTAATCAATTACTAGATGAAATTGATAGACTAATAAAAGAATACAGTATTAAAATTATTGCTATTGAAGATATACAACTAGAGTATAATACAATCGTATTTAAAACATTAGCAATGTTAAGAGGTATCTTATTCTATCACTTAGAACATAAACAAAACAAAAAAGTTTATTCTTTTGGTGCCGATGTGTGGCGTAGTTATTCTAATATCAGAGGTTCAAACAGAGAAGAGAAAAAAGAAAATACTTTATTAAGAGCTCAAAGAATATATGATAGAGAATTTGAAGAAGATGAAGCAGATGCTTTATTCCTAGCAAAATATACTTATGCTCAATTAGACAAACCAGAAGAAGAAGTAGAGGAATTATTAAACTTTGGAAAGGAGAATGATAAGATTGAGCACAGTGGTAAGTGAAATTAATGAACACAACGCAAATAGAAAATCGATTTTCACACCTCTTGGAGCAAATAACCACGTGGATCACGATTATGCTGAACATGGTTGGTACGCGACTTCCCCTACTGCCATTACTAGATTATTGGCAGCGGGTTATGGTCCCAGAAATAAACAGATATGGGAACCTTGCTGTGGCCAAGGTCATTTGTCGAAAGAGTTAGAAAAACACGGTTATGAAGTAATCTCTACTGACCTAATAGACAGAGGTTATGGTGAGGGAAATAGAGATTTCTTTTTAGAAAGAGAATTATTAGCACCTTGTATTTTAACAAATCCAAGTTATAAAATTGCATTAGAGGTAATACAAAAAGCGATAGATTTAGGAGCTGAAGAAATTTGGATGTTCTTAAAACTAACGTTCTTGGAAGGACAAAAAAGAAGAGAATTCTTTGATAAATACCCTCCATATGAAATATTGGTATTTAGTGCAAGAGAACAATGTGCAATAAATGGAGACCCAGCGGAATTTGAAAAATCCAGCGCCGCTTGTTATGCATGGTTCCATTGGATAAAGAACTATGACGGTCGTCCACAAATTGGCTGGATATAAGGAGGGGAGTATGAAATTATTAGTAGTTAAAAGAAACGGCACTACAGTGCCATTTGATGAAAGCAAAATTGAAGTTGCTATGACAAAAGGTTTCTTAGACCACGGAGAAATCACCGAAGAAAAGAAACAAGTAATAGCAGAAACAATTACAAGAGTAAAAGAAGAAGCCGAAAAATATGCAGGCGTAATGGAAGTTGAAGAAATTCAAGATATTGTTGTTGCCAATTTAAGAAAGAATGGTTTCAGAAAAGTAGCAAGAGAATATCAAGAGTATAGAGAAAAAAGAGCAAAGGCAAGAGAGCTTCAAACAGTTTTAGACATATTATCTAATGAAGCAACCGATGAAAAAAATGACAATGCTAATATAAACGGATATACTCCTTCAGGAAGACATCTACATATTTCGGAAGATGTTATTAAAAATTATATGAAAAATTATTTCTTTAGCAAAGAAGTTGTTGATGCAATAAATGCTGGTATTATTTATCCACATGATTTAGGATGGGGTAATACAACAATGACTTGTGTACAAATAGATATTCCAAAACTATTTAAAAATGGATTTAGTACAGGACATGGATATTTAAGAGAACCATCTAATATCAAAACAGCATTTCTACAATCAGCAATTGCTATTCAAAGCAACCAAAATGACATGTGGGGCGGACAAAGTATTCCTCAATATGATTATGCGTTAGCACCTTATGTATTAAAAACATTTAAAAAACATCTTAAAAAATTATATACATACGAACACGCTAAAACACATGATAGTGCAGACGCAGAAATGTTAAGCAAAATCGATGCCCTAACAAGCATCAATGACAGAACAGATGGTATTGATGAATACATCTTTGAAACAGCTCTAGCATACACCAAAGAGGATACATTCCAAGGTGCGGAAAGTTTAGTACATAATCTAAACTCTATGGCATCTCGTGCTGGTAGTCAAGTTCCATTTAGTTCATTGAACTTTGGATTAGATGTTTCACCAGAAGGACGTATGGTTACGGAGTATTTATTAAGAGCTCAAATGGCAGGATTAGGAAAACACGAAACACCTATATTCCCAATCTTAATCTATACGTTGAAAAAAGGTGTTAACTTTAATCCAGGAGATCCAAACTATGACCTATTTAGATTGGCAATGGAATGTTCAAGTAAAAGATTATTCCCAACATATTGTTTTGTAGATGCGTCATTCAATTTACCATTCTATGAAAAAGACCCTTACTATGGTGCTATCGCAACTATGGGATGTAGAACTAGAGTAATGTCAAATGTAAATGGTAGAGAAGGAGCATTCGGTAGAGGTAATATTTCATTTACTACAATCAACTTACCATTGCTAGCATTAAGAGCAAAAGGCAATGTTAAGGAATTCTACAAACAATTAGACTATGCCTTAGAAATGGCGGATAAAGAATTATTAGAAAGATTAGAAGGACAATGTCAAAATCGTAAATATAATTTCCCAAGTTTAATGGAACAAGGTATTTGGCTTGGTTCTGATGATTTAAAACCAACTGATGAAATTAGAGAAGTAATTAAACAAGGTACATTATCTATTGGTTTTGTTGGTTTAGCAGAAACTCTTGTTTGTTTAACTGGTAAACATCACGGAGAAAGTGAAGAATCAGACAAACTTGGTTATGAAATTATTAGTCATATGAGAGCATACTGTGATAAACGTGTTGAAGAAACACATCTAAATTTCTCTTTACTTGCAACTCCTGCTGAAACTTATTGTAAAACAGCATTAGAACAAGCAAGAAAACAATTTGGAATAGTTGAAGGCGTAACAGACAGAGATTACTTTACAAACAGTAATCACGTACCTGTATGGCACAACATAAGCGTTGCTCGCAAAGCGGAAATAGAAGGAAAATACCATAAATTATGTAACGCGGGACATATCTTCTATACAGAAATCGATGGAGATATTAGTCAAAATATTGATGCGTTCGAAAATATATTACATATTATGTCAAACAATGATATTGGTTACGGGGCTGTTAATATCCCTATCGTAGAATGTACTGTATGTGGAGCAAGTTGGAGAGGAGATTCTAACGTTTGTCCTGGATGCGGTCGTGACGAAAGAGAACCAATTGAATGTTAAGGGAGGGTGAATTATGAAAATATTAAAACCATTTAGAAGATTACAAAGAATTACTGGATATTTAACTACTCCAGGAAGAGAGAACAAAGGTAAAAAGGCAGAAATTAAAGACAGAGTAAAACACACTGTTGAAGATAAAAAGGAGGCCTAATATGGATATTATAGGCATCTTGAAAATCCTTTTTCCAGCCCTAATGGTAACTGGTGCCTTAGGAAGCCTTGTTGTCAATATTATTGCTAAAGGAGATTGGCCTACCAGTCTACAATGGATTGGTGCCAGCCTCCTATATACTGCTTTATTATTTAGAAACAAGTAGGAGGTTCCTATGGAAAAGAATATTCAACTACATAAAGAACTTATTGACTATTTACATAATCTTTACATAACTAAAAATAATGATTATGGCAACTCTGTACATGACACATATGAAAAATATGGACTAACATCTTTTTTAGTACGTTTAGAGGACAAGTTAAATCGAGCACGTTCTCTACACTTAAAGAAAGAACAATTAGTTAATGATGAGAAGTTGGAAGACACCTTGCTTGATTTGGCAAATTATGCCATCTTAGCAGTTATTGAATTAAAGAACGAGAGAGAGTAATATGAGTAAATTATATTTTAGATATGGGGCAATGGGTAGCGGGAAAACCGCTGCCTTATTACAAGTAGCCCACAATTATGAACAAAAAAATATGAAGGTAATTTTAATTAAACCATCTATTGATACAAAAGGAGATTCTAAAGTGGTTAGTCGCATTGGTATATCAAGAGAAGTAGATATAATTCTTGAACCAAACGATAGCATTATGGAAAAGATGTTTCCAGAAAAACCTTACGCAATCATTGTCGACGAAGCACAATTTTTAACACCAGAACAAGTAGAAGAGTTATATCTTATGACTAAAGCATATGACGTTCCTGTTTTATGTTATGGTTTAAGATGTGATTTTCAAATGAAAGGATTTCCAGGTTCAACAAGATTGCTAGAAATAGCTGATGATTTAGAAGAGTTAAAAACTATTTGTGAATGTGGTTCTAAGGCAACTCAAAATATACGTAGAGTAAACGGAACACCCGTATTTGAAGGAGAACAAGTAGTTATTGACGATCATACTCAAGTAGAATATGAAGGTGTGTGCGGTAAATGTTATTTAAAATTATCACGAAAAATCTAAGGAGGACAAACTATGAATAAACCAAAAACTGAAATGCTTGAATTTAATGTTAATTGGAATAGCATTAAAAGAGCTTGTATGAGAACAATAGGAAAGGAAGCTGGTCCAAAGGAACCTAATCAAAAATGGAAGAAAAGTTTGTTAATTTGCAGACATAGTCCATTAAGAAAAGGTAGTATAACTTGGAAATGGCCAGAAATACCTTATGCTATTTCAACACATTTTGTAAGACATCACATTGGTTGTGAAAAGTTTATCTCGACATCAAGGGCAGACAGAACAGATGTAAAAGACCGTTCACAAAGAAGTCAAATGGATGCTGTATCTATGGAAATGGATGCAAATATTGAGGCATTATTAAATATAAGTGAAAGAAGATTGTGTACTTGTGCTGACCCTACCACAACTGCATATTGGAAAGATTTAAAAGAATTAGTTGCAACATACGATACTGACATCGCTTGGGCAATGGTTCCTCAATGCGTAAGATGTGGTAGTTGTGTAGAACCTTTCAGTGATTGTAAATTCTATGAAAAATTAATGGAAGGACATACACTTGAAGAACAACAAGATATAATGAAACGTTATGATATATATAACGATTTCTACCAAAAACATCTTTCATTAACTAAAAAAAGACAAGGGTAAACCCTTGTTTTTTATTTGACATAAAGTCCTGAAATTTGATATAATATAATTGAGAAAAATTATAAGGAGGATTTTATGGAAAAAGATGTACAAGGTTTTCTAGAAAAATTAAGTGAATTAACAATGGCTTATGGTATTGCCATAGGTGGTTGTGGATGTTGCGGCTCTCCATATTTAATGGGTAGAGATGGCAGCACAGAAATTAATGGTTTACAACACGATGAATTAATCTGGGTTGATGATGACCATTATGAATTAAAAAATATATATGAAACACCAGAAGAGATGATTGGTGAATGACAAGAGCCAATATCTATATTCAAGACTATAATAAAGTGATTTTAAAAATGTATGTTCATTCAGATGGATATCCAACTGGTGTGGGATTGGACATTGCTAGTAAATATAAGGACTATAAGTTAGTTGATGGTATCAAACTAGGAGAAATGAATATTTGTAACGGCATGGGAGATTTTGCTGTACAACTAATAACATTTTTAAAAAATAATTCTATACAAAACTCAATAGAAACAAGCGAGGCACTTGCAAAAATATTACCAAATAGTCTAAACTATAATCATGAGGTTGGTGGATTATATATCGAACCAATAAATGATGATAACGAATGTGTTGATTATGTATATTGGTTATATAATCAAAAAGATAAAATAATGATTAAGTGTTTTGAGTGTAAAAAAATAATATATGAAGGCTCACTGGAAGATTTCATTCCTTGGGCTAAGAAAAGAGAGGAGAGTGAAGAGTAATGCATGCAATCGTTACTGTCATTCATAAAGAAGACGTCTACGTAGAAAGTATGTTTGAAAGATATTTATATGATAATGATACTTATTATGAGCTACAAGAAGTCGCTTCGAAAGAGGAAGCATTCAAGGATATAGACAGAAGACTAAAAACATATAGAGAAAATGTAATGAATGAGGATCTTCCAGATAATGCAAGAGATATGTATAAAAGATTTGTAAAAGAAATTGAAGCTCTCGATACCGACGAAAAAAAGATAGAATGGTATATAGAGGATAATGGAAGTTATTCTTATAATGAAGAAAAAGAAATGTTTTATGAAACATATAATCCTTGGGGTTATTGTGATTGGTACGTTATAGGCGGTAGATGGGCTGATTCATTAGTTGATTATAATGGAGAAGGTCATAATACACTTGCCCTAAAAGAATTTAACCGATACAATAAAGAAAGTTTACAGTGCCCTTATGGATATGTATTGAATTATCTAGATGATGATTATCTATATGATACTGTAGATGATAAAGAATGGGACAAATTATTAGCAGATGCATTTACATATATGGAACAAACAGGAGAAGAATTGTATATCACATTAGTTGATATACATATGTAGGAGGTTTTATGACAAAGATAAGTGGAGTAATACACAATAGTGTTGTGGACGGTCCTGGTCTTAGAACTGCAATATTCTTTTCTGGATGTCGTAGAAATTGCCCAGGATGTCATAATCCAGAAGCTCAAAATTTTGAAAATGGTTCTCTTGCTTCAGAAAATTTTGTTGAAGAAACAATACAAAATACTATAAAAGCTGGGGATTGCGGCATTACTCTTACGGGTGGCCATCCTCTAGAACCGGAGAACTATGAATTAGCTATGCTGCTTACAGAAGAAGCAAAAAAGAACGGCTTAACAGTATGGCTATATACAGGATATGTTTATGAACAAATTCCTTTCATGTATATGGATTTAATAGGACAATGTGATGTTGTTGTAGATGGACCTTTTATAGAAAAGCTCAAATCACTAGAATGTTTATATAGGGGTTCAACGAATCAACGTCTTATTGATATAGAAAAAACTATGGAACAAGGAGAAATAGTATTATGGAAGAATTAAGAGAAGAAGAAACAGAATGTGCTTTAGTTGCCTTTGCTCGTAGTGAATTAGATATTATTATGAAGCAAGCAGAAGAAGACGGAGAAGAAGCTGTTGAAATGCAAAAAATGTTTAATGATAACATATTAGAAGTCGTAGATGCTTTTTGCAGAGGTGGTCATAGTGGTTTCAGTGCAAATATGGCTATAACAGCAATAGAGAGATTATTAAGATGGCGTCCTCTAACAAGACTTACATTAGAAGACGATGAATTTGTACAGGTTTCAGAAGGAGTATGGCAAAATAAAAGAGCCAGCAATGTATTTAAACAGGCAGACCGCTTTGATGGAGAACCATATTGTATTGATGGACCTAATGGAGAATTTGTAAGTCTAAAAGAATATCCTTATGCTTATTTAGGTATATGGGATAAAGCAAATACGGAGGAATAAATATGTTTAACAGAAGAGCATTTGAAATGGTATCAAACGAACAAATAAAGAAAAGTTTTGGAGAAAGATATGACTACAGTAATCCAGACTTCAGAGGTGGCTTTAAAATACGTTTTTCGCCTCGTAGAGCAACGAAATATAGTGCTGCCTATGATTTATACTCACCAATAGAAGTTGTGCTTAAACCGGGGGAAATTGCTAAAATACCTACTGGTTTTAAAATCAAAATGCCACACAATGAAGGATTCTTTATTTACATTAGAAGTTCATTGGGTACAAAAGATATTAACTTACCTGCTGGTGTAAATATTATTGATAGCGATTATTATGATAATCCAGATAATGAAGGGCACTTCTTCATTGCAATCAAAAACAATAGTGAAAAAGAATTCAAAATTGAACAAGGAGATAGAATAGCTCAAGGAGTGTTCCAAAGATATTATACTTGCGGAGACAAACCAATTAGTATTAGAATTGGCGGTTTCGGCAGTAGCGGAAAATAGGAGGAAATTATGGACGAATACAAACAACTATTCCCGTACTTTGAATTTAGCGGGGATATAACTTATTTAGATAATGCTAATACAAGTCAAATACTGGGAAGTTGTTTATCTTCCTATGTAAAGTTTCATTATAATTATAACTATAATGTAAGCAGAGCAACTTATTCAGGGGCTCGTCAAACACAACAATTATTAGAATGGGCTCACCAAGCAGCGGGTATATTTTTAAATGCCCCTGCTGAAAATATTATATTCACGACAGGAGCAACAGAAGGATTAAATCTAATTGCAAGAGCATTTTGTAGTATGTTTAGATATGCTAATGCAAAACAAAAACCAGTGTTATTAACAACACAACTGGAACATGCATCAGCAATCCTACCCTGGATGACTTTTGGTAAAGATTTAGTTGATATTAAATATATAAAATTGGATGAGCAATATAGACTTACAATGGAAAATCTAAAAGCTGCTCTTGAAGAATACAAACCAGACGTACTGCTATTAGCAAGTATGACAAATACAACTGGTGAATTTAGACCACTAAAAGAAATTGGTGCGATGGCAAAACAGTATGGAACAACATTTGTTGTAGATCACGCACAAGGTGCAGCACATGCTGCAATTGACGTAGAGGAAATGAAAATTGACTTCCTTGCTTTATCGGCTCATAAAATGTATGGACCAAAGGGAGTTGGAATCCTGTATGCACGTAGACCAGAATTTATTCAGCCAATGAAAGTTGGTGGTGGAATGAACAAATGGTTTGATGTAAATGGAGAATTTGAATTCCTAGATGATAAAGAAAAACTAATAGCCGGAACGCAAAATATCCCAGCTATTTATAGCATCATAGAACCAATAGAGTTCTTAATTAAGAATTGGCAAAACATATATAACCACGATTTATATCTTGGAATGTATGCACATAAATTACTATCAAAATTGCCAAAAATAAAATTATATTCTAATCCATCAAGCTCAATAATTTTATTCAATGTAGATGGTTATGAAGCTCTTGATGTAATGAATTATTTAGATAAAAAAAATATTTTCATAAGAGCAGGCAATCATTGTAGCAAACTAACTGGAGATTTATTCGGACTATCTACTTGTCGAGCTAGTATAGGAATATATAACACAGAAGAAGATATAACAAAATTATATAAAGCACTAAAAGATATGGAGGAAGATATATTATGTCTAACAAACGATGCCCAGGAACAAAAAACTGCAGAGTTAGAAAGTGTGGAACAGACGAATGTCCGTTAAGAAAAGAAACATTATTGGATAAAATAAAAAAGATATTTAAAAAATAAAAGAGAGCATTAGCTCTCTTTTTTTATTGCCATTTCCAAACTTCCTTGTAACCGCTTTTAGTATCTAATACGTCTACAACTATACCATGTATAACAATAATGTAATGATAATCCAATCCAACTCCGACCTTTATTGCTCCGGTTGGTGTATTATAACCATCTGTTTGTACAGCTGTTTTTCCAGAACCCGCGAAATTAACAGTTGAAGTAAATTTCGTACTACCAGCAGTAATGTCTAATACAGAACCGCTTATTTTAACTTTATCTTGTGAATAATCGGAAATAGAACCATCATAGCCAGCTATATGGATACCCTCATCTCCGAAATCTAATCCTTTGGTTCCTATGTTGATACCACTAACTTCTGGATGGGTTGTACTACCACCCATTCTAAAATATCCACCACTACTATTAGAAATGCTAACATAACCATTTGAACCTAATGTAGTAGTTCCTCTAGAAATACTACTAGGATTTATTGTCCAACCACCAATAGTACCTCCAGACGCATTTAATTTACTTGTTTTTATTTCTCCTGTACTACCATTTAAAATTGTAGTGGAACCATATTGTATATTTGGATTATTAATAGTCCATCCACCAATTTTACCACTACTTGCAGTAATTTCTCCTTTAAACCAACCTTCATTGGCTTCTACTCTACCAACAAATTTACCGGCATTTGCATAAACAGTACCATAAATTACTGCGTTATGAGCTTCTAAAAGTCCATTATTATCAACAACAAATGAACTTCCCCCTACAGAAACTTCTCTATTTAATTTTACATAATTTCCTAGGGAATCTATATTACTTTCTGGTATATCTACATTAGAGCCTAATGTTAAACTATTTGCAGTAATACTTCCTTCTATCGTCGCTTTAGTAGCTTTTAAGGTTCCATCGTGTTTGACCCAGAAAGGTGCATTTGCAGCAGTAGCATTACCTGCCCAGAATGCATAATCTCCACTTGATGACATACCTGTATTACCTTTGGTTAAGGCAGTTTTTCCTATTTGCCATCCAGCAATATCACCAGATGCCGCAACTAAATGTCCTCTAAAATAAGCATTACCTGTTTGAGCATCTAAGAAGAATGATGTATGATCATCAACCTTTAAAGCATCTAATGTTGGAGAGCTTGTAGCTCCAGAGTAATTAACTGCACTAATTCCTTTGCCATCGATAATAATACTTGCATCATGACCAATATTAGATACTGATATGCTATTAGAATCGATTGAACCGGCAGATAATGATTTAATACTAATTTTACCTGCATTAACAATGTTTTCCCAAGTAACTCCACCGTTGGTTGATGCAAATATGCCCTTACCGGTATATTGCATTCTTAGCAATGCATTGTCCCTGTCTGTGGTTAAAATTCCATTATCTCCAAGAAGCACAGTACCATTATTAGACATAACGGTAATTTTACCGCTGTTATCATCTAATGAGCTCGTTATACTATCTTGAGCAATTGTACCGTCTGCATTAACAATAGCACTTCTATTATATATTTGTTCTTTTGAGTAAATGGTATTTGCCGCTGTTACAACTTTACCAATTAAATCTTCGGTATTAGTATCGACTGTTGCTATTGTAATTTGATGTTGACTTGGATTTGATAGATTTCTAATTGTACTTGTGATGTTTGCTCTTTCTCTAACAATACCAAGTTTATTATCTGTTACATAGCAATAATCTCCTGGATTAGGTAGCACTAATTCTGGTTGATTTAAACGATATACAATATCATGATAAATATCTGTTGATACTGTTCTATATTCAGGCAATCCTGATACATCTACAACACCAAGTTCATATGTAACTAATGGTCTATGATATAATTCTAATGCTTCTAAACCAGCATACCATAAATTATATATCCATACCATTGTATCATCTGTAAATACGCCCTCAACTAAATAGTCTCCGTATTTTTCTCTTAACCCATGTTCTAATGCTGTTATAGAGCTTTCTAATAATTCAATCTTCTTTAATAGGTAAGTTAATTGTTCTTCTATTGTTGTAATTCTATCTAAAGCATCATTCATATTAATTTGCTCAGTAACAAATCTTGTTTGGGCATCATAATAAGGATGCATTGTAGAAGTTTCATCAGGGTCTCCTGTAGGTCCTTTTGGAACTTCTTTTATATTTGCTGGTGGATTATACCAAGGAGCCAACTTCTCTTCACGCTCACCTGGATCTCCATATAATTCTTCATCTCTAAATTTTTGGAATAATCCTTCATTTCTTACACGGGCTTCGGTTCTTCCGTCTGGACTAAACAACCATTCTTTCTTACGTTTCTCTGCCGCAGCTGTCGTGTTTGGTATATCATTTTCATTCCAATCTAAATAAGCACAAATTGTGTCTTCGAATTGATAAGTTGCTGTCTGAACGTATACTTTAGCCTCATCTTTAACTCTTACATAATCTCCAATTTTAGGATTTGCAGGCATATCTGCATATGTGGCAACTTCTGGAGCATTAGATTCTGAATAAACAATAGCGGCTTCTACCCAACCTGTGGTTCCAATATTTGCCCCAGGAGGATATGCACTAATATTTGTTTCTTTTAATATTATATCCCCATCATTGTTTTTCCAATAAATAGCATAGTTTGTTCTTATTGATTTATCTATTGCATCCCTTGCAATTTTACACTCATCGTATGTCGCATTCCATGTTAATAATTGTTGATTTAAGTTTTGATATTCTTTATATAAAGGCCAACGCTTTCTATTTAAACGAGAGATAGGCAATACATAATTATATTTAATATCATCTACTTGTGCCTCTGTCATTAAGTTTCTATCTAAGAAATATCTAAAATCTAAAATGTAATTGTCTGCAAATGGTGACATCGGTTCATACCAATGATAAAATTGTCCTTTATCTACCCATTCGCCGTTAATATAATCATATCTTTGTTCAAATACAATCTCTTCTGACATGTCATTTGGTTCGTCTTCTTGAAATGTATCGTACCAAGCGTTTCCTTCAGGAATCCAAGACCAATATGAATTTTGGTCAATTACAAATACTGTTTGACCTAGAGAACCTGTAGTAGACAAATCTGATAAAGATTGTACTGTAGGAATTTCTCCAGTTCCCCAACTTGTAACCTTTAGTTCTCCCGCTTTAAAAGTATTTGTTATTGGTAAACGTTTACCATCCTTTAAGGTTTGAGACACTAATTGTTCCCATGTATATCTTATAGAAACTTTTGCGTAATCTCCTTCTTTTGGAGTAGCTCTGTCTTCTAAATCTGCTAAAGAAGTATAATCAGCCAAATAATAATTTGGATTCATTCTATTACAGTCTTGGATATATACTGGTCCATTTAAGTCTTCTCCACCATATACCCATAATTTAGATACGGCTTTTTCTCCATCTTGAACAATTCTACTATTGGCTAAATTATCTCTATATTGAAATACTAAATTGTTATCTTCTCCAGGTACTGATTTTAAATGCACAATTTTATTTACATGGTCAAATCTAGCATAGCATTTAAATGCATTACATAATTCGCTAATAGCATTATAGGCATTAGAATTATCAAAATATAAATAAGTTGTTAATTCTTTTTGTTCTGGTGACACAACACCACTTTCATCCATTTCAACAGTACCATTATCAACCATAATTTTATCTACTTCGCCAACTTTCCATCCTGTGCCTTCTAATATATAATCTAAATATTTTTCGGCATAGTTTGGTGCTAAATATGGTTTAAGAGGATCTAATTTTGACCAATCTCCTTTTAAAATTGGTTTTACTTTAAAAGCCTCACGCTTATTTTTAAAAGTATCTTCAAATGTTGAACCATTGTATTGCCATACTGTTCCTGTCTCCAAAACATAAGCAGTTGTTCCAACTTCGAAATTGGTTCCTATTGCATCTAGATTTTGAGCCAAATAATATGTTCCCAAGAAATTGGTTGGCATTTCATAATCTAACGTTTCAAATATTTCGTATAATAGCCTACTACCTTCTTGATATAATAAACCATCATAACGTCCTATTGTTTTATTTGGGTCTGTCCATAATGTGTCCCAATAAAATTGAACAATGGTTGGGTCTATGTCATTAACACCTAAATCACCAAATTCGTAAGTATTTGGATCTGGTGGTAATGGATAATCTCCCCATTCTGGCGACCATACCGCATCCGCAACTACTTCACCATCTACAATTGAATATGATTGATTTTCTCCTAATTCAAACCAGTTTAATAATATAGTATTGTTTGAATCCATCCTTGCTGGGTCTGTACCTGTTAAACGATAATGCTTATCACCAACTGTTGCAAATGCACCCGGTTTAGCATCAAGCCATTGGCCCATTTCAAGATAACTATTAAAAGTTTCTTGTTGTACAGGTGCTTTTACATAAATAACCTTTCCCGGAACATCCATAATTTCGTTATTAGGTGTCATAGAACGTTTATTGTCTAATGTATCTTCACCAATGGTAATTCCATTTTTTGCTTTTGATAAATTATGTCGTGGATAATCGATACAAGTAAATGAATATAAAACTATTCCACTATCATCTCTACTTCCCTCTTGTGGTTGAACTATAAAATATAAAATAAGTTCTTTTTCTTCGTCTCCTTCTTTTACAACACGTGTATATTGTAATTTTGTAAGAGGGAATAAATGTTTTAAAAGAGGGTTTTGAATTTGTTTTCCATCTTTGATTAAGAAAGCTGGAATATCAAAACTTAGTTGATGCCAACCTGCCACATCGCTTTCAAGTTGAACATTAACAATTCCTCCTTCAACATCTATTCCGGAAGAGGTGTATAAAAGACCTTTATTTTTATTTTCATAATCAACTACGTTTATTCTTTCACGAATAAATATTTTGTCCATCTGTTCTCACCTC